AACATTAAACAAATTTTACAAGGTGATTTATTATTCACTAACGATAAAAAATCAGCTTCAATTGATGGTGAAAAAATGATAACCTTTACACCAAATACAATCACATATGCAGTACAGGCAAGTAGCAATATTGGTAAGAAGATTGCTCGTGCTAAAATGGGTATAGTATTTCATACAATGTATACTGGTAAAGATATGAAAAGTTTAAATGCAAGTTTTGGTAATGTTAGAGGGTCAGGTAATGCAAGAGTATGGGTTGCGAGTGCTGAATATAAGGATGACTCTGGTTCTATTACTTTTACTAAATCAGAACTAGGAAAATTTGATGCTCAATTAAGAATGGCAGAAGGTTCTTTAGGTAGAGCAAGTAAGATATTAGATGAAATGACTAGTCGTGCTAGTGACCCTTTATCTGTAGGGTTTAGATTAAAAGCATTTTTCAATCATTACATTAGAAATAATAAAGGCAGTATGGCAAAGGTTAGAGTCTTGCAAGATATGTTTAGAGATTATTATGAAAACATTTTGAAGACAGAAATAGACCAAAGAAAAACTGAAAAAGCAAAACAAAAATATAGAGATATATTAGCAGATGGATTAAGATTTATTAATCAAAATAAATCAGGTCTATATATGGCAATTGCAAGTCACGTAACTTTAGGTAATGCGAAGAACACATTGATACAAAAGATGAATCAAATTCAACAGATAGGACACTACATTAAAACTGGAACAGGATATAGAGTAACAGCACCTGAAGGATATGTTGCAGTAGATAGAGTAGCAGGTGCAGTAAAAATAGTAGATAGATTAGAATTTAGTAGGGCAAACTTTACGTTGCCAAAAGGATGGAAATAAATGAAGTTTAAAGAATTTTTATTACAAGAAGGTGTATACGATCCAGGTATATTTAAAGCCTTTTTTATGGCAGGAGGACCTGGTAGTGGTAAATCATTTATCGCTTCTTCCGCATTTGCTGGAACTGGATTAAAGTTTGTTAATTCAGATATAATATTTGAAAGAGCATTGAAACAGGCAGGACTTTCAGACAAAATGCCTGACCAAGAAAAATATTTTAGAGACCTTATAAGAAATAGAGCAAAAGGTACAATGATGAAACAGTTACACCAATATGTAGGAGGCAGATTAGGTTTAGTTATTGACGCAACTGGAAGAGATTATGGAAGAATAAGTTCCGAATATAATATGCTACACGCATTAGGTTATGATTGTTATATGATATTTGTTAACACAACATTACCTGTTGCGTTAGAAAGAAATAAAATAAGAAGTAGACAAATACCAGAATATGTTGTGCAAACATCTTGGGAGAAAGTACAATCTAATATAGGTAAGTTTCAAAGATTATTTGGTCAATCAAATTTTATTGTAGTAGATAACAATAGGTCAGATAAAGAATTGGTAACAGCAACATTAGCAGGTTGTGATAGATTAGTTAGACGATATATGAGAGCACCAGTTAAAAGTCATATTGCAAAAAATTGGATGTCAAGAGAACAAATGTTTAAGAATACAATGTTTAGTGTTGGTAGAAGATTGGTAATGGGAGAAAGTATTATAGATGTACCTAGAAGTAGATATGCTGTTGGTGTATTTGATAATGCTGAAACAGAAAATCCAAAATTAAAACCAAAAGTTTTTGATATGATTAAAGCAGGTGCAAATCATTTTTCAAAATGGGGTCCTGTTGTGTCAGTAAAATTAATAGGTTCTATTCTTGGAAAGAGATATAGAAATGACGCAGATTTAGATATTGATGTATTGATAGACATACCAGAAAAAGATAGAGAAACAGTTGGTTTAGAAGCAAGACAATCTGTAGGAGAAGTTAGTGGTAAGTTAGTACCAGGTACGCAACACCCGATTAATTATTATGTTCAAACAGACCCTAAAGTAAATGACGCTCATCTTGCAACTTCTATAGGAGTTTATGATGTATTCAAACAGAAATTTGATAAGAGACCTCCAGCACAAACGTTTGATCCTAAAGTATATGAGGCAGAATTTCAAAAGAAAGTGGCAGAACTAGATGTAGTTAAAGGAGAATTACAAAGAGATATAGTTGACTATGAAGAGTTAAAAGAATTAAAACCAAATGATATATTAGATTTACATATAAAAACTGCTGAGAAATTAGAAGAGATAGAGGATGCTATAAAGAAGATGTCCGAAATGGGTGATAACCTTATGCAGGCAAGAAGAGATTTATTTAATAGACCTTTGACACCAGAAGAGATTAAAAAATATGGTATCGCTCATAAGTTACCTAAAAATGTTGTCTATAAGTATTTGGAGAAATTTCATTACACAAAATTCTTTTACAAATGTAAAAAAATATTAGAAGATGAAAAGGTAACAGACGCAGAAATAAAAAGTTTAAAATCAGAAGCAGTAGGAGAAAAATCTATTGCAATTACATTTGGAAGATTTAATCCTCCAACAATAGGTCACGAAAAACTTATTAATAAAGTTGTAAGAGCAGATAGAAATTATAAAATCTATATCAGTAGGTCAGAAGATAGTAAAAAGAATCCATTATCTCCTAGAGAAAAATTATCTTGGATGAAAAAGATATTTCCACAATATGCTAGAAACATTGAAATTAATACAACAAATATGATATTAGATATTGCTACTATGTTATATAACAAAGGGCATAATGTTCTTAAATTTGTAGTAGGTAGTGATAGAGTAAGAGAATTTGAAACGATACTTAAAAAATATAACAATGAAAAGAATAGACACGGATTCTATAACTTCAAAACAATAGATGTTATATCTGCTGGAGAGCGTGATCCAGACGCTGAGGGCGCTTCAGGTATGAGTGCGAGCAAGATGAGGGATGCTGCTCAAAAAGGTGATGTAGCGTCATTTAAGAGAGGACTACCATCTCATTTTAGAGATGTTGATGGACTGTTTAAAGCAGTAAGAAAAGGTATGGGTATAAGAGAAGACTATAAACCAGATATTTCAAAACCTGTTATGACATTAGGACAGTTTGAACAGAAACAAGTTAGAGACCTATACGTTAGGGAGATGATATTTAATATTGGAGACCAAGTCAAGTATCTTAAAGAAGATAAACAAGGTAAGGTAGTACGAAGAGGTACGAACTATGTTGTACTAGAAGATACGAATAATAATTTACACAAATGCTGGATATGGGATTGTATACCAATTGCTGCTGACAAAGAACCAATGTTAAGAGAATACAACCTAGATGTTGATTATGGATTTGAAGCAGTTGAAACAATACCAGTACCTAAACCTTACACAGCAATTAGAGATAGTTATGAAATAGGTGCTGACTATGCTAATCATTGTAAACAGATGACACCAGGAGAAAAAGAGGATGCACCTCCTGTTGACTCAAAAGACCGAGGAAAACCTACTGATACATACATATCACGCCCAGGTAAGGCAACGGATGCTAAAGTTGGTGAGGATAAATTAACTACAAAGGAAGTAAAAGAATGGTCAAACCAAGATTCAACAATAGATAAATATAAACAACGTTATAAAGAAGAGTGGAAAGCGAAACTAAACGAAGTAGTCGCTAAGATGATTGAGAAACTTTAGAGAGAGAAATGGCAACTAAATTCAAAGAATACGTACAAAAACTATACGTAGCAGAAAGTTCGGCTATGGTCTTAAAGGGAGTTGATGATTACCTTAAAATCGCTAGGGAAAAAATCAAAAGACACCCACAATTTGCCAATTTATATAGAGACCAAAGACGTGATGTAGCTACAAGTGTAGGTGGTAAGTATATCAAAATTTGGGATACGGAACGAGGACAAAAGAGAAGTATCCACGCCTTCGTAGATAAGGTAACAGGAGATGTTTTGAAGGCAGCTGGTATTAATGCTCCAGCAAAAGGTGCTAGAGGAAACGTTTTAGATAGAAAGTATATGGACTCATTAAATCGTGTATTTGACACACACGGTGGACACTTATACAGCAGACATAGTTTATCATACAATTTCAAAAGACAAAACATATTTAAATAAAATGGGCGACTTAAAAGAACAATTAGAAAAGTGGAAACAAAGTAGGTATAGAGAACCTATGAGTTTGACTCGCTATAAAATGAGCGAAGGTTTTGAGTGGGGAGTCCAAACTTTTTTAAAGAAACACGGCATTGGTCGTACTAGATTTTCATACGGTATCTTATTCCTTCCAAGAGCGGATGTGGAAAAAGCTAAATCATTACTAAAAAAAGAAGTAGAAAAAACTAATGGTGATGTAGCAATAATGCCTAAATCAATTTTAGGTGAAGAACACGATTGTTCAAAAGTACACCCAGGTAAAAAACATAGCGAATGGTTGAATAAAGAAGAACAACTAGAAGAACTTGATGAAGGTAGAATGAAAGATATCTACACGATGGATCAAGAAGGTAAATCTAAAGAAGAGATTGCTAAAAGATTAAAACTAAAAGTATCAACTGTAAAAACTATTTTAGGTGAAGAAGTATTTGCTGAATTTACTGACACTCAAATAGCAAGTTTGAAAAAAGATTACGCAGGATTACAAGGTAAAACTATAAGTGGAATTAATGCAAACAAACTTATGAAAATTTTTGATAAGTTTGATAAGAGCAAACCGCTTTTAATAAAGTTATTAAAAGCAAAGATTCCATTTGTGTCAATGTTAGCGCAAGCAAGACTCATTTCAAAACACGGAGCTAATGCTGCCCAATTGGCACAAATGAGAAGAGAACAACTAGATGAAAAAGCAGAATTTAGATTGTCTTATAGTGATAAGTACGGTAAACACGCAGGTTTTGAAGACGCAAAAACTCTACAAGATTTACAAAACAGAGCACAGAAATTAAGAAGTAAGGGATTTAAGATTGATAAAATGGGTAGAAATACATCACCTGTTGAATCAAAACTACCAGAACCAGAAGGTAAAACAGAAGTTCCAGAAGCATATACAGTACAGATTACAAAATCAGATGGTAGTAAATTAGTTATTGGTAAATATAATACACCTGCTGAAGCAGAAAAATATATTAGTTGGTATAAAACAGGTAATATGAGTAAGACTAAATCAGTTAAAGTAATTAAAGAAGATAGTGGATATTTACAAAGTAAAATGAACGACAAACAAATTGCTAACATTAAGAACGTATGGAAGAATAAAAAAGCAACAGATGTAACCGACGCTGTTAGACAAATGATTAAGAGAATGGACATACCTACACAACTAGCAATTAAACACGCAGATATACCACACATATCAAAATTAGTTGAAATTGCTACTCACGGTGCAGGTCCTAGACTAACTTTTGAAAGATTGTGGTCACAGCATAAACGAGGAGATAAATAGTATTATGGCATATTTAAAACAAAAACCAGGCAGTATTGAGGATGTGGTATATAAACATCAAGCGAAGTATAAAGAAGAAGGTTATAAAAAGAAATTCGCTGAAGCATTAAAAAATACTATGGGTGGTATTGGTTCAATGACACCTAAAGAAAAGATAGCATTTTTTAATAAAGTAGAAGAAGAATGGAAACCTTCTACAGGAAAACACGCTGATGAACAGTTAATGAAAGACTTTATTGACAAAGGTGGTAAAGTAGAAAAGATACCTGAAAATAAGAGAGCATATAATGGCAACAGAATCAAACCTCATTTAGCAAACGACAAGAATTTAGCAAGACAAGAAGCAATGTCAGAAGAAACCATTACTGAAAAAGATGGTGCAAATACTTCATCAAGACAAGGTAGTCGTTCCAGAAATGCTAAGAAAAAATATAGATTAGGTTATAGAGTTGCTGAAAAACAACCTAAAGGTAATGATTTAGAAGAAGAATTACCAAGACAACTTAAAGACCCTAAAAAAGAAACAATGGTTTCTAAACACGGTAAGACTATAGTAATAGATAAGTCTAAAGAAAAAGAATATCTAGCAAAAGGATGGAAACTTGCAGAAGGATATGATACAGATACACCTTTTGCTATTTCAGGTGTAGAGTCACAAAGACCTACAGAAATTGCTGAAACGATTGACGCAGGCGAAGTATCTAAAATGGCTGACAAGAAAAAAGAAGTTAAGTTTAGTACAGCAAATGTATCTACTACAGAAGATAAAAAAGAAGTTAAGAAAGATGTTATTGGTAGTGATAAACCAGAACCAAATTTAGAAAATACTATCAGAAATATTTGGAATAAAGCAGCTAATGAAACAGCAGAAAGAGGAGACTCTAAACTGTTGCCTACAAGAAATGAAAGTGTAGATGACAAAGATAGCAAAGGTGCTTCTACAGCTAAAGTTCCACCAGTTGCTAAAGATAATAAACCTGGTGTTAAGATTGCAAAGATAAGATTGAAAAGAGATAAGATGGATGGTAAAGAAGGTGGTAAAGACCCAGCAGCACAAGAGAAACAAATTTTAACGTTGCAAGGTCAAGTAAATATATTAAAAGCAAAATTAGAAAATGAAAAAAATAAAGTAATTAAACCTGTTGCAGATAAAGAAACAGGAGAAGTTCCTTTAACAGTTGGACTAGCACAAAAACTTTTAAGAGATAAAGCAGAAAAAAAAGAAGACAAAGACGAAGTTAAAAAAGAAGCAGTAAGTCCTTACAAACTAAAATATGAAACTTTAAGAGCAAGACTTAAAGAAAAAGCAGAAAAAGCAAAACTTGCTAAAAAGAAAGATGAACCTACCAAAGGTAGAACTATGACTGGTAACCCTGCTTCAAAAATTGAAACTGATCCAGAGATAAGTTATACTAATTAAAGGAGGCAATTCAGATTATGCCTCTTCCTAAACTCTATTGTGATATGGACGGCGTATTGGCAGACTTTAAAAAAGGTGCCGAGAAAGCAACAGGAGTCCCTATCAGTAAATGGATGAACCTAACAAAAAAAGAAAAATGGAACCCAATCAGAAATGATAAAACTTTTTGGGAAAGATTACCTTGGACTTCTGACGGTAGACAACTATGGAGCTATATTAAAAAACATAAGCCAGATATATTATCAGCGTATGTTAAGCGTGATATAGACCCGAACTGTATACCAGGCAAAACTAGATGGTGCAGAAGTCAATTAGGTTTAAGTGGTGCAAGAGTTAATTTAGTTTTAAGAAGTCAGAAACAAAATTATGCTCAAACAGGATACAGAAGTCCTGCAGTATTAGTTGACGATTATAAACCTAATACGGATGCATTTACAAGTCGTGGTGGTATAGGAATATATCATACTTCAGCGTCTAATTCAATAAGACAGCTAAAACAATTAGGTTTCTAACACACCTTTTTCTTATAAATATACACATATATTAAGAATTGAGTACTTTAACATAAAATATTAAAGGAGAGAATAATATGTCAAGTCACACTAATAAAGACGAAGCGGCTGGAGCACCCTTATGGGCAGTAGCGGCAATTAGATTGCCGTTTACTAGTGTTCACCGTACGAACCTTTTTAATGACGCAACTGCTGACAATTTCATCACAGGTGTTACTATCGGATTGTTTAATTACAAAGATAGTGAAGTATCAGATGGAAAAGTAGCTCACGCAGGTTGGAATTTAAAAACAACTGGTTCAGGTGGCAGAGCAGGTCGTGTATCACAAGAAACTCTTGTTGCATTGACTAATTCAGCTGACGCTTAATAATCAATAACGTAGGGGCAATCCTCTAGGGTTGCCCTTATAAATAATATTATGATGTAGGAATTACCTACAGTAGCATTCCCGAAAGGGTTAATAGGAGAAACAAATGGCAGATAAAAAAGTCACCCAGCTTACCGATTTAGGTAACGCAATAGCAAGTGTAGACCTGTTTCACGTAATAGATGATCCATCAGGCACACCGATAAACAAAAAAGTATCAGCGGCAAATGTATTTAATAACGTACCAACGTTTTTAGGTCTTGGTCAAGCATCCCAAACATTAACAGCGACAGGTTCTGGAACTTTAGTTGCAGATGTAGAAAGTGCTGTTACAGAAGTGAACGCAACAGCGGGCACAGGTGCAGTATCATTAGCAGATGGTTCAAATGGACAAGTTAAAACTGTTCTTAATACATCAACAGCTGGTAGTAATGCAATAACTATAACACCAACAAATTTAAGAGGCGGAACAAATATCGTTTTAAATAATGTAGGTGAAACAGTTACTTTGTTATTTAAAAATTCAAATTGGAACGTAATTGCAGGTAACGGATACGCAGTTGCATAATATATAATATAAGGAGATAATTATGACTATAAGCATTGGGCAACTTAACGAAGAAAAACAAGGTCTACAAGTAGATTTTGATAAGTTGGCAAAAAATATAAAACAAGTTGAAGTGGATTTAGGTCAGATGAAAGCAAATTTAAATGCAATCAATGGCGCTATTCAACAAGTTAATAAGTTAATAGGAATGACTGGAGATAATCCAGTTAAAACAGAAGATGTTAAAAAAGTTTAAGATTTTTAATGAAGATAAAGACTTGGACGATTTTGAGGAAGAAGTAATCGCTGATTGTCCTGAAGAGGACACAGCAAAAGAAAAGGGAAAAGAAAAAAATGAAAACGTTTAAACAACACTTAACAGAAGACGGCAAGATGGTTGGCACAGCTACATCTAATGCTGTTGAAGATGGTAATTTAGGCGTACATAACGTTTCCGATCCAGAAGTATTAAATAGAGTTAATGCTTTTGTAGGTTCTATAGGAGATATGGAATACCTTAAACCACAACAAGCGGTAGATAGTTTGAGAGAAAAACTAAACCGAATTGGTTTAACAGTATCACCAGTTAATATGGAAGGAACATCTGGAAAAGTTAGTGCGAAAGTTAGTCAATTTGGTGGAAGGTTTGGAAAAGATACGGACGGTTCTGATATTAATGATGATGGTATATCAAACAAAAAATCTGGCGGTCTAAATTTAGAAGTTAATTATGAAACTTTGAAAAACGGTACATCAAAGGTCTACGCTAAGTTAGTGTAGGTCAAATGTTTGAGGAAATAACCAAAGATAATTGGTTGCTATTCGCTCAGCAAAATTATAGCAATCCTACATTGGAAGATAATGTAGAGTTTTTGGAAGATATAAAGAGATTTAAATATCTCAAAAGGTTATTTCGTAAGTATAAGACTACAGGTGATGTTAAAATAAGATTAATTATTAACCACATTGTAGTATTACAAAATGTCTTTGGTGCAGACGTAGCAATAACTTTGTTATTGTTTAAGATAGATAGAGAATATTGGTCAGTATTAAAAACAGTATTGAACTATCTTAAATTACTTTATGAACACGAAATTGGTGACGTAGAAGAAGATGAAAAGATAAAACAGATGTTAAAGGAACTATAATGGCTAGTAGAGCAGTAGATATGTTAATAACTTACCGAGTAGTTAAACTATTGGTAACACCTTGGGAGAAGCAAGAAGCATTTGCTAGAGGTATTATTGATAAGAACGGTAAAGTATTAAGACCTAATAAAGAATTGAAACATAATAAAGATAGAAAAGCATATACATATTTACATAGGTTTGTTTTTAATATGAAAAGACTATTTAAAAAAGTTGGATTAGGTAGTAAGTTTGGTTCTTTTTTCGCTGCTATGGCAATGGTTTTAAGAGAAGATAAACAGTTAATGGTACACAAAGACGCAATAGAAGCAGGTGTTGTTTCATATTTAAAAGAAACTAATCAGTATGAAACTATGTTAAATGAAGTAAGAGATATACCAGACATAGAAGATGAACCAGTAATGACTTGTTTAGGTGTCGGTATATATGAACAAAATAATAAACTAGTATCGGAGTATGAGTATGCCAAAACATTATAAAGATATGATGGACGAACTCATCAATAAGATTGATGATAAAGAAAAAAAAGAAGACGCACCAGCAAATGCAGTAGCACACGGTGGTGTAGATATGAATCCAACTGGTAAGAAAAGAGTTATGGGTACTTTAAAAAGAAAAGTACAAGAGAGTGAAGACAATAACAATGTTGTATTGAAAGGTGTTTATAAAGTGTTAAATAAACTTGAAGAAAAGATTGATGAAATAAGTGGAGTTGTGAAAGAAGAAATTAAAATTGAAACACCTAAAAGAAAAAAAACTATTAAAGAAAAAGCAAGAGTATGAAAAGTTTTAGAGAGTTTATAGGTACAACAGGTGTTAGAATAGGAAACTATTCAAATACACAACCTATAGCAAGTTTAGGTGATACACCACCTAAAAAAAGAGCAGGTGGAAAAAATGTTAGAGGTGTTGGACTACACGCTGCTTATACAACAGCAGTAAATCAAAGACCTTTTTTGTCTGCTGATCCAAAAGTAGAACCAAGAAATAAAAAGAAAGAAAATACTATGGGTGGTATGGTTCACGTAAGAGGTGCTCAACCAACATCTAGTATGAGAACAAGGAAGAAATAAATGGAACTAATAATAAGTTTAGCAATGAAGTTTTGGATGTGGACAATAGTAATTTTAGTTATTATAGCAGGATTAATTATCAATTTATTTGATAAGAAGAAACCTAAATGTCATAACTTTAGTTATAATAAAATGCCAGTTATGAGAGCGTTGCCAATAAGAACAAAAGGCAAAGGTTTTTTTAAAGGAATTCTTTTGTGGATACTCACTACAAGAAATTGGGAAATTGCAGAAGATTTTGAATACGAATTAAACGATATAAAATATACGATACCAGCTGGATTTAAATTTGACGGTGCAAGTATTCCAAAATTCTTGCATACATTTTTATCACCAGTAGGTGTACTTTTAATGGGTGGTTTGGTACACGATTATGCTTATAAGTATCAGACACTATTAAAAATAAATAAGGCAGATACCCTTGGTGTTATATCTCAAAAAAGAGCAGATGAAATCTTTAGAGATATTAATATCGGAGTAAATGGATTCTATCTTATGAACTATCTAGCATATTATTCTTTAAGACTAGGTGGTTTTTTGGCTTGGAATAAGCACCGAAAAGTTGGTGCCAAGATAAAATAAAAAAGGAGAACCAATATGGGTTTTATAACAGGAAGACTAAAAGAACTAACATCATTACACGGTGGAGTATTAATAGGATTAGGCGTTGTAGTTTTGTTTTTCAGTCCAGTTGCTAAAATTGCTGCTTGGGCGGCAATTGCTTACGGAGCTTGGGCAGTTCTAAAGAAAGACTAGAAAGTTATGTTTGGTTATTTAAAAATGGCGATGGTAGTTGTGATGATTACAGGACTTGCAGGTGCAGGTATGTATGTAATGAAGTTACGATCCGATAATGCCATTTTAAAAGCGAATCAAATCAAATTGGAAGAAGCAGTGAGTTCTCAAAAGGAACTCATTGCTAAGCAACAAGAAGACTTTAAAGAAATTTTAAAAGCAAACAACAAGATGAACGAACTTGTTTCAGCTCTTAAAAAAGATTTAGATGATTTAGATAAAAGATTTAATAAAAAAGGTCGTGACTTTGGTAAACTCGCCATAGAAAAAACAGAAACTATACAAAGAATTATTAACGGTGCTAGTGATAAAGCAATCCGTTGTGTAGAGATAGCAGGTGGTTCACCACTTACCGAAAAAGAAATTAACGCAACTAAAAAATCAGAAATTAATAGGGAATGTCCAAGCATTGCCAACCCAAATTATGTACCGTATAATAATTAGTATCATTGCTGTTCTAATACTTACTGGTTGTTCAATTGGTGAGAAACAACTTAAAATATTTAAGTTAGAAGAACCTAGACAGAAATTAGATTTAGTTAAACCTACTATGCCTGAACTTGAAAAGTTGAGGTGGATTATAATTACTTCTGACAATGCAGAAGAAGTATTCCAAAAGATGGAAGAACAAGGACTTGATCCAGTACTATTTGGATTGAGTGATAAGGACTTTCAATTAATTGCAAAAAACTTTGCTCAAATAAGAGCACACTTGAAACACACTAATGATTTACTTGACCAATATAAAGAATATTATGAACCAGATGATAAGAAAAAAGAAAAGGAGAAGGAATAATGGTAATGCAATTTTTACAGCAAAAGTATGATCCAAAAACAGGAAAATATAAACAAACAACGATAAAAACTAGAGCAACAATAGAAAAGCTAGGTAGTGGTTTATTAACAAGGACTAAAGATATTAGTAAAAGTACTGTTGATTTAGTTAAGAGAACAATTAATAGAGGAAAATAGATAATGAAAATATTATGTATATTATATGACGACCCTAAAGATGGAATGCCAAAATCATATCCAGTCAAAGACTTACCAAAATTAGAAAAGTATCCAGATGGAATGACACTACCTACACCAAAGGGTATTGATTTTAGACCAGGTGATTTATTAGGATGTGTGTCAGGTGAATTAGGATTAAGAAAGTTTTTAGAAGACGCAGGACATACGTTAGTAGTTACTTCTGATAAAGACGCAGATGGTTGCGTTGCAGATAAAGAACTAGTTGACGCAGATGTAGTCATATCACAACCATTCTGGCCGTACTATTTAAATAGAAAAAGAATAGAGAGTGCTCCAAATTTAAAGATGGCAATTACAGCAGGTATTGGTTCAGACCACGTAGATTTACAAGCGGCTATGGATCATAAAGTTGATGTAGTTGAAGTAACTTATTGTAATAGTAGAAGTGTTGCAGAACATATTGTTATGATGATACTAGCACTAGTTAGAGATTATCATAATCAACATAGAATAGTTAACGAAGGTGGTTGGCATATAGCTGACGCAGTTAAACGTTCTTATGACGTAGAAGGTATGCATATAGGTACAATTGCTGCTGGACGTATAGGTTATGATATGTTAAGAAAGATGAAACCATTTGATGTACACCTACATTACTTTGATAAGCATAGATTGCCAGAAGATAAAGAGAAAGAATTAAATTTAATATATCACAATTCAGTTGAGGAGTTAGTTGCAGTATGTGATGTGATTAATATAAGTTGTCCTTTACATCCTGAAACTGAACATATGTTTAATGATGATTTAATTAGTAAGTGCAAAAAAGGTGCGTACATAATTAATACAGCAAGAGGAAAAATTTGTGATAAGGATGCTGTTGCTAGAGGATTAGAGTCAGGACAATTAAGCGGTTATGCAGGTGATGTATGGTTTCCACAACCAGCACCTAATGACCACGTATGGAGAACAATGCCTAACCACGGTATGACACCACACACTTCAGGTACTTCACTATCAGCACAAACAAGATATGCTGCTGGTGTAAGAGAAATACTAGAGTGTTTATTTGATGGAACAGAAATAAGAAATCAATATTTAATTGTTAAAGATGGAGACCTTGCAGGTATGGGTGCTCATTCTTATACAAAAGGAACAGCAACAGGCGGTTCAGAAGAGGCAACAAAGTTTAAAAAGTAATGGAAAAATGTAAAAATTGTGGTAGGGAAGCTCATTGTCCTGAAAAGTTAATGGAGTATATTACTTCTAGTCCAGATGGATTACGAAATCAAAAGACAGTAACTATTATTTGTAGTAAATGTGATTGTTCTGTTTGTGAGAAACCAAGACCCAATGTAAAAACAGGAGATGAAATAGTACAGTAATGGATAGTGAAGCAGTATTAATGTTGAGTAGACTTTGGCCGATGCTAGTAGCATTTGTGTTATTGATAGTTACTTTAGCACAATCACACTATAGAATTAAAGTGTTGGAAGAGAAAGTTAAAGTAGCGTTTGAACTTATTAATAAGTTAACAGACAAAAAATGAAGACAATATATACCTTAGCAGGTGTTGTTGCAGTATTAGGAATAGTTATAGGGTTAAGTTGTTATTTGATATTAACATTTATTTAATAGAAAAACAATTAACCTTTTCTTTTTTACCTTTTACAGTAGAGATACCTAGTTTATAGAATTTAAATCCATCTGGTCTTGCCAATGGAACAAAGTCAATACCTTCAGCAGTATGTTGAGATATTACTATTGTAGTATCAAAATCTTTACTCTTACCTTCCAATCTACTTGCCAAATTAACAGCGTCACCAATAACAGAATAATCAAAACGTTGTTCAGACCCCATATTACCTACAAGACACTCACCAGTATTGATACCTATACCAATCTTTAAAGGTGGGTCAAACTCTCCACTCTTATTCATTTCTTCAACTGTTTTTTTCATTTGGGATGCAGATAGTACTGCTAGTCTTTGATGATTTGGATTGTCTAGGGGTGCGTTCCAAAATGCCATTATACAATCACCCATATACTTATCAATAGTACCACCATTTTTTAATATTATATCAGTCATTACAGTCAAGAACTTATTAACATACTTGGTAAGTTTTTCTGGATTACCTTTCATAGATTCCGATATAGGAGTAAAGCCACGTATGTCTGAAAACAAAAACGTCATTACTTTTCTTTCACCACCAAGTTTTAATAGAGATGGATTCTTTTGTAGTTTCTTAACCATATCTGGAGATAGATAGTGTTCAAATTGTTTCTTAATTTGTAGTCTTAATTTATTTTCTTTTGAATAGTTATTGTATGTTAACTGACCCCATACTACAGACCCTATTACAAGTGGACTGAACCAATCAGTTATGATTAAGTGTTGTGTCCATAGATAAGAACTTGCAAGTGTTAAATCAAATAAGTATCCACCAAACCATATCGCAGACCACATTACACCACATCTAGGTATAACTATGAGAAAGAATAGAGCACCTAATAGTATAAAAGCAAATTCACTATATGGTAACCAATAAGGTCTACTAATAAAATTACCTGACAATAAAGTTTCTGTACTGATTGCCATAATTTCGTGTGTGTTTTTTAATCCATTAGGAGTAGTAACAAATGTTGAACCTTGGAATGTTGTACCTATGAAAACTATTTTACCTTTTACAGATGACCAATCTTTATCGGTGTAATCTATTCTAGGAATATTATGTCTGAAATCAATCCAAATAGTATCTTCTGCTAAAGTTTTTGCATTAATAACTTTTAAGATAACTTCAGGTATGGATTTATCAAGAGGTAGTTTTCTTATAGTGCCATCTATATCAACTGGTGCAGATACATTACCTATTGCTATTGCTTTACGTGAGATACTAATAAGATTTTTTACAGTATCGGTTTCAGTAAGTATGATTGGATATTTTGAAATCATTTTCAAAAACATTTCATCACCACCTAATCTATCTTTATGTGGGAAGACTACTTGCAGAACTACAAGAGCGGCACCATTTTTATATGCATTGATTATGACACGACCAAGTAAATCTCTCTTCCACGGCCATTGCCCATTCTTTTCTAATGCTTTGTCTGATATGTCTACTAGTACTAAACTCTTGGATTCATAATTCTTACCAAAGGTTTGGTAGAAATCAAAGGTGTTTAGTTTTGCTGACTGTAGCAAGATAGGATTTGATATATATATTCCAAGTAATATAATCAACGTCAAATATACTGCCCACGTTTTCGTCAATATTTTAATCATACGTACTATTTAGTACAGATATCTTATAAATATATACATCAAAGAGAGAAGGAAAATGCGAATAATCATTACAATATTAGCAGTATTATCATTATATTCTATAGCAAATGCAAGTGAATTAACATTTAAATTTGATAGTCCATCCTTTAGTGGGGAAGGAAAATCATCACACTATTTAACTGTAGAAAATATAGAGAAGACTCGTAAAGACGCTATAAAAGCAGCTGAAAAAGCAGCGGCTGATAAAGTCAAAGAGGATGCTAAAAATACAGCAGTAGCAAAATTCAAAGCAAATTTAGAATCAAGGTTCTATACAGCACTAGCAAAACAAATTACAACAAATATATTTGGTGCTGATGGTCTACAACAAGATACAGGTTCATTTACATCACCAATTGGTGGAGAACTTGTTGAGTGGACAACACCTTCAGGAACAGGTAACGTAGTAGTGACTGTTACTGAAACGGATGGAACAGTAACGACATTTACTATGCCGAAGGAAGATTAATGTTTAGAAGTATAGCAATATTTTTGTTAACATTATTGTTAGTTAGTTGTGCAGGTAAGCCAGACTTTGATGTTAGAAAACAAATACCAGCAGTTAAAAATTTAACTACAATAGAATCACCTGTCGGTGAACCTGTTGTAATTGCTGTGTATGATTTTATGGATTTAACTGGTCAAAAGAAACCAGGTGGCAATTATGCAACAATGAGTACGGCAGTAACTCAAGGTGCATATCAAATATTAATTAAAGCATTACAAGACGCAGGCGATGGCAAATGGTTTAGAGTAGTAGAACGAGCAAGTTTGCCAAGTCTATTACAAGAACGAAAATTAATACGTTCTACAAGACAACAAGTTGATGGTGATAAAGCACAATCTTTACCACCACTATTGTTTGCAGGTGCATATCTTACAGGTGGAATTATAGGTTATGATAGTGATGTAAAGACAGGCGGTTATGGTGCAAGAATTTTAGGTATTCAAGCACATAAACAATGGCGACAAGATGTAGTTACTATTATTTTAAGATTAGTTAATGTACAAACTGGTGAAGTAGTAATATCAATAGTAGTTGAGAAAACTATAATTTCAGGTGAAACTGGTGGAGATATATTCAAATACTTTGACGCTGATACATTGTTATTAGAGTTAGAGGTTGGTGTTGCAAGAAATGAACCTGTTACCTTTGCAGTAAGAAAAGCAATAGAAAAAGGTATAGTAGAATTGATAAAAGAAGGTGACGAAAAAGGCTTATGGGAAATTGAAAAGCCAGTTATTGTTGAAGAGTCAGACGCAGAAGTCATTACAGAAGAAAAGGTTGAAGTAGTTATAGAACAACAAGAACCTAATGTAGAGAAAACATACGAAGATTATCTATTAGAAAAAGAAAACCAAAAAGAAGAACGTAAGAAAAAGATTCAAGACGAGTTAAAAGAAAAGGAGAACACAAATGAAGAAAATGATAATGGCTCTAGTGATTCTTCTAGCGACAACGATTAATTGTCTAGCAGGAAATTCAGTATATATTTGGCAAGTTAACCAAGATGATGATGGTTCCATCTACATCAAACAAGATGGTACTGGTAATATGGTTGGGTTAAGCACATCATATCCTTTTTTAGTCAACGGACCAAATCTTACTCTTATAATTAAACAAATAGGTGACAATAATGTTGCTAAAGATAGCAACCATAGAGCATTTATGGGTTCTAATATGACCTTTGATTATTATGCTGTAGGTAGTTCCAATGTATTAAGATTAGATTTAGATGATGTAGGCGCAGATGGACACTATTATGACATTGATATTACAGGTTCATCAAACATAGTAGAGATAGATACAAATACAAGTGATGATGTACAGGATACACACCTTGATTTAGATATTGTAGGAGACTCAAATGATTTTTGGATGAATTCTCACGGTGATTCACACTTCTTATATGTATTGATTAATGGAGATTCAAATGATGTAGAATTTTATAGTAACAGAGCAGAATCAAAAGGTATGGTTGGTTCTGACAAGGCAAATATAATGATAGGTCCAGATGTTGCTTCTCACGGAATCTTTGCAGATGATTCAGGTAGTGAAGGTGCAACAATAGATTTTTACATTATAGGAAATTCTAATAGAGTACACACAGGAATTTGGGGCGAAAGTAACTACCAAGTTCACGATATCATAGGTGATTCAAATATTTTAGATGTTCACTCCTGTTGCACAGGTAGTCACGTAAGAATGATACAAAGAGGTGATGACAATTGGATGAAAACGGTTACTGTTGGAAACGATAATACATTTACTTACTATGCAAATGGTGATGATAATGTAGCAAAAGTTTATATCTATACAGATGACGCAATTGTTAACCTTAAACAACTTAATGATGACAACTATGCTTATCTTTATGTATCAGGTGATTCAATATACGACTATACTTTACACGTGAATCAAGACGGTAATGATAGTTGTACCTATTCATATAACAGAAACAATCAAACAGCAGATTATACTAATACGATAACTGGCGGGTGTTAAATGAAAGGGTTTGTCGCTTTCTTTTTAATATTTGGTACAATATGTTTATCAGGTGGCATAATCTGTACACTAATCCACAATTACTATCCAGAAAAATGGAAAAGAAAAGAAAAGAAGAAGAAATTTAAATGAAACTATTTCACAACACTTGGGAAAAGTGGGCAATAATAATTTGTGTTACTGTATTATTAATATTAGGCATATCATCAGCGAAAGCAAATGAATTATTAATGGCACACAATCCTATGTGTGGTATATGTCAAAACTTTTTACAAGAGGTAGGAGTTGACTATGAGTATGAAGATTTACCTTTAGTTATTATTAATTTATATAATCAACCTAACTGGTTTAAAGAAGCATATGCTGAAGGAAGAATTAAACCTATTAGAGGAACACCAACATTTATAATATGGAATGGTAGAAAAGAATTAACAAGAATAATAGGGTATGCAGATAAACAATCGTTTTATAATGATTTAGATGAGGTGTTTCAGAAATGAAAAAACTTTTATTCATAGTATCGTTTCTGATACTATTCACTACACAAGCATTAGCAGTTACTATTGGTTCTGTTTTTGATAAAATGGGTCAAACTTGGAACGAAAGAGATGGACGTACCGAAGAAGTAATTAAAGGTTACCTATTAGAAATGAACGATTTTCTCCAGACAGGAGAAGATGGTGGTATGATTTTACATTATAAAGATGATACTAAATTTACAATGGGTCCGAATACAGAATTAATCATTGATGAATTTGCTTTTGATACGTCTGTTATACCAATTGAAATTGCAATGAACATATCAATTAATGTTGGTACATTTACATATGAATCAGGAGATGTAAAAAAATTAGGTGGTGAGGTTGAATTAGTTACACCAACAGCAACTATAACTATGCAAGGTACTGCCTTTTCAGGTACAGTAGATACTTCAGGTCAAACAACAATTACATTACTTCCAGATAGTTCTGGTGATGTAGGACAAGTAACCGTAACCAATGACGCAGGTTCTCAAACATTAACTAACGTATATACTTCTGTAACTGTAGTTGGTTCAGATGTTATGATTAAAACTCCATCAGCGTTGGATAACAATCAGAAAAAGAATTTGTTTGATATTGATAGTATTGATGATGATATAAAAAAGAAACACGACCAACAATTTGATAGAGCAGAAAACAATGAACAATTACAAAAAATGGAAGAAGCTATTATTTCTGAAGAGAGTTCAATTACAGAAACATATGATACATATGACACTACTTCCGATTTAGGTACTTCTGGAAGTGATGATAGTTATAGTTATGAAGAATCAGCAGTAGACCAAGCAGGAAAAGAATCGGAAGTTGATACTTCTTATTATGATGAATGGGAAGAAGATTTAAAAGATTGGGGATACATTGATGAAGATAATCAAATATCAGTATGGGATGCTACTGGTGAACAGAAAATGGATTGGGATACAGCTAAAACTATGTACGCTGAAATGGATCAAGCATACTTTGACGCAATAGGTTGCTCAGATTGTACTTGGGATACTATTAATTGGGAAGAGGTTGATTGGGATAAAGTTGATTGGGATGCTTATTATGATGAGTATAATGATACGTTAGAAAAATATGGATTAACTTCTTATGATGTAAAGGAAGAAGATGTAACTGAAACAGTTGAAGAAGAAGCAACATCAACAGTTGTTGGATACACTTGGGAAGATTTTGATTTATCAAATGAATATTATAATAATGCAGATTACATAGCGGCAGGTGGACCACCAACGTTAACAATAGAAAACTATTGTGATTATAATGGTTGGGATACATCTTGGTGTAACCAGAGTTATATAGATTATTTAAACGCTTGGTACGAAGACGATTGGACATTGTTTAAAGATTATGATAGTTGGGAAAAAGGAGCTAGAAAATTATTTAAAAAATGGTATGGCTGGTGTGGTACTTGGGACAAACCAGAGTGGTGTTCTGGACAACCTAAACCTTGGAAGATGGCAAGTTTAAAAGACAAATATGTTTCTGAATGGACCAATTCAGATTGGCAAAAATTTTATGACAATACATCTAGTTGGTGGTACACAGGTTCATATGATGATACAGGAGATGATTCTACAACATTGGAAGATGAATATAGTTATGAGGATGATTATGACATAGACGCTGAATTAGAATTATGGTTAGCAGATATAGATAATGAAAATGATTGTGTTAATTGGGGATACTATTGGGACAAAGCAAACTCTTCTTGTGGAACAGAATGGGTTGACAATTCAAAATCAGAAACGACAACAACAACTAGCGGTGAAATATTAAATTACACCACAGGAGATATTACTCAAACTACTACAACAACAGAAGGTGATGTAAAAACTTCTGAAACATTAACAGGAAGATATACAACAGGTAGCAACACTTATGACGCTGATGTTGATACGTCTGTTAGCGGCTACTCAATTATAAATAGATATAATGACAACCACCGTGCTTATTTAAAAATTGAAACTGCTGACGAGGCAGACGTTCAAATTTTACAAGATAAAGAAGCACAACACATTGATATTGGCAGCAGTTCCAGCCAAGAAAATATTACAATCATACAAACGGATTAATGAGTAGGTTAACAGCAATAAAAGAATTAATAAAGGGTTTCTGGTATATCTTTATCATAGGTAGACACCCAGCACAATTTAGACATTGGTACACCGAATGGTGGTTGCCAACACAATGGAGAAACGTATAATGGATTGGGGAACAATTAATTTTTGGTTAATAATGGGTCTATTACTCTATATGAATTGGAGTATTTACAAGTGGATAGATAGAGATTTCTAATGGACGAAAATAACGGAATAAAAACAAAAGTAGATATTGCTAAACTCAAAAAAGACGTTGAAGAATTTGATAGAATTCACAACCGTTTAGATATAGCAATAGATAAATTAACAGATGTATCATCATCTATTAAGTCTATGCTCGCAGTACACTCCGAAAAAATCAGCAGACAAGAACAAATTGATGAAGTCATATTTGAAAAATTGAAAGAAAGAGCAGGTGAAATTGACAATGTACGTAGAGAATTAACTAGAGAAATAGAACAAAGTGAAAAACGTTTATTATTAGAAATTAAAGCAATAAGAAACGATATTGGTGCTAGAGTTGGTATGTTAGAAAAATATAGATGGATTATATTAGGTGCTGCTATAGTAATAGGATGGATAGTATCTGGCAATTTCTCCGAAATTGTTAGGTTGATGAGCTAATAGAATACTCGTACCTTTTACCCGAGGAAAATAGCCTGGGTATTTTTTCTTCACCAGGTTTGCCGTGCAGACTTGACTTTTTTTGCGTTATGGTGTATATTATGAGATAGTGTTATGTCAAGTTATATAGATTTAAAGTATATTAATGCTATTTCTTCAGCATTAAGCCAGTTTAAAAAGAAGACAGATTATCTTTTCAATTTTAGGTGTCCACATTGTGGAGACTCACAGAAGAGTAAAACAAAAGCAAGGGCATATCTTTATAGAGTAAAAAATGATATGTTCTTCAAATGCCACAATTGTGGTATGGGTCAGAATTTAGCAAATTTCATTAAATTCTTGGATCCCAAAAAATACGGAGAATACTTATTAGAGAGATACAAGGGATCGGCACCATCCACGCCCCAGCCGAAATTTGACTTTAAACCAACAAAATTTAAAGAAACAAATTTATTAGATTCTTGTATTAAAGTAAGTACGTTAAAAGACGGACATCCTGTAAAGGAGTACGTAAAGAAGAGATTGATTCCTCCACAATATTATGAAATAATTTATTTTGTTGACAAATTTCACAATTTTGCCAATAAAGTGAAACCAGGGACTTTTAAAGAAAGTTATGAACACCCTAGATTAATTATTCCTTTCTTTGACGTAACTGGTCAGTTGTTTGCATTCCAAGGCAGAGCATTTGGAAAAGAACAACCAAAATATATTACTATTAAACTTGATGAAACAAAACAGAAAGTATATGGACTTGAACGTGTAAATTATCAAAAACATATTTACATAGTTGAAGGTCCACTTGATAGTTTGTTTTTAGATAATTGTTTAGCAGCAGGTGGTGCTGACTTAACATTGAGAGTGTCAAGTGACCAAGTTACATATATATTTGACAACGAACCTCGTAATAAAGAAATCATAAAAAGGATGTACGCTGTAATTGAAAAAAATTATAACGTAGTAGTGTGGCCAAATGACGTACAACTTAAAGATGTAAATGAAATGATAATGAATGGAATGAAAATAAGCGAGTTAAGAGATATCATAAGTAATAATACCTTTAGTAAATTAGAAGCGTTAACGAAATTAAACTATTATAAGAAATGTTAGGAGTGTGTAAATAAAAATGGTGAATGAAAATATTAGTGTGGTGAAACGAAATGGTAGAGGTAAGGAATCTCTAAACATTGAGAAGATACATCAAATGGTAGAATATGCGTGTGAAGATATAACGCAAGTTTCTGCTTCTTCTGTAGAAATGAATAGTGGTCTACAATTTTATGATGGCATATCAACAAACGAAATTCAACAAATCTTAATTAAATCAGCAAACGATTTAATCACTTTAGAAAATCCAAATTATCAATATGTTGCCGCTAGACTATTACTCTATAGTTTAAGAAAACAATTATTTCATAAAATGTGGGATCATCCACATATTTTTCAACACGTACAAAATGGTATAGACAAAGGCGTCTATGATAAAGAAATTTTAAATTGGTATGACAAAAAAGATTTTGATAGAATGGAAAATTGGTTAAATCACGAAAGAGATTATACTTTTACATATGCTGGGTTAAGACAAGTCATCGACAAGTATCTAGTGCAAGATAGAAGTACAGGACAAATTTATGAAACGCCACAATTTATGTATATGATGATATCTGCTACATTATTTTCACAATACCCAAAGAACAAAAGGATGAGTTATGTTAAAAAATATTATGACGCTATTTCACGTTTTAAAATCAATATTCCAACACCTGTTATGGCTGGTGTACGAACTCCTATTAGGCAGTATGCGAGTTGTGTCTTGGTGGATGTTGATGATACTTTGCCTAGTATTTTTTCCAGTGATATGGCTATTGGCAAGTATGTTGCCCAAAGAGCAGGTATTGGTATCAATGCAGGAAGAATTAGAGGAATCAACTCACGTATTAGAGGTGGCGAAGTACAACATACTGGCGTCATTCCTTTTCTTAAAAAATTTGAAGCAACTGTTAAGTGTTGTACTCAAAATGGGGTACGAGGAGGTTCGGCAACCGTTCACTTTCCTATTTGGCACAAAGAAATAGAAGATATTATTGTATTAAAAAATAATAAAGGTAGCGAAGATAATAGAGTAAGAAAATTAGACTATTCTATACAGTTATCTAAATTATTTTATGAAAGATTTATTAATGATGAAGAGATAACATTATTTTCACCACACGAAGTACCAGAACTTTATGAAGCGTGGGGAACAAAAGAATTTGATGAAATATATAAAACGGCAGAAAGAAAAACAAGTGTATGGAAACATAAAGTAAAAGCACAGGACTTGTTTATGTCAATTTTAAAAGAAAGAGCAGAAACAGGTCGTATTTACATTATGAATATAGACCATTGTAATACTCACTCCTCTTTTAAAGATAAAATTTATATGTCTAACTTATGTCAAGAGATTACTTTACCTACAGACCCAATAAGTCATATAGATGGTAAAGGAGAAATTGCATTATGTATTTTATCAGCAATTAATGTAGGACTTTTAAAAGATTTAGATGAATTAGAATCCTTATGCGATTTAGCAGTAAGGTCATTAGATGAAGTTATAGACCATCAAGGATATCCAGTTAGAGCGGCAGAAATTTCTACAAGAAATAGAAGAAGTTTAGGAATTGGATATATTGGTCTTGCTCATTACTTAGCAACATTAGGACTTGGTTATGAAAGTAAATCTGCTTGGAAAGAAGTTGATAAACTATCAGAAGCGTTCCAATATTATCTATTAAGAGCAAGTAATGAATTAGCAAAAGAAAAGGGCAAATGTGAATCCTTTTCTAAAACAAAGTATTCAGACGGTATCTTACCAATAGACACCTATAAAAAAGAAGTTGATGAGATTGTATCTAGGAAACTATCTTATAAATGGGAAGACTTGAGGAAAGATATTAAGGAATTTGGGTTAAGACATAGCACACTCACAGCTCAAATGCCTTCTGAAAGCTCTAGTGTGGTTTGTAATGCCACAAACGGCATTGAACCACCTAGGGACTATATTTCAGTTAAGAAAAGTAAGAAAGGTACTCTAAAACAAGTTGTACCTGATTATAAAAAATTGAAAAATAATTATACATTGTTATGGGATATGAAATCTAACGAAGGATATATAAACATAGTAGCAGTAATGCAGAAATATTTTGACCAATCAATTAGTGGAAACTGGTCGTATAATCCTGAAAATTATGATGAAGGAGAAATACCTTTATCAATAATGGCGGAAGATTTATTAACAACTTATAAATTAGGATGGAAGACTTCCTATTATCAGAATACATATGATAGTAAAAGAGATATAGAGGAACCTGTACACCCTATTGGTTGGAAAGATGATGTGCCAGAAACAAAAACTATAATGGAGAAAAAAGACGAAGAAGAATGTGAAACCTGCGTAATTTAAAGGAACTTTATGGCATTTTTATGTGCAAATGTACCACATACGGAAGTACTAGTTAAAAAACAATACCTTTATGATTTAGAAAAAGGTTTTGGAGAGTTTGAACCAGGTATTTGGTGTACTGTTAAAAGTATTCAAGGCAGAGCATTATACTTTGAAACTTATTTGTATGAAACAGGAGCACTATATGATAAGTTGCCTATAAATGCTTTTGTATGGAAAAAAACAAAAGAAGATATAGCACTACCAGAATTACAGTTATGGGATTGTTTTGATTATGATATTACTATTATACAGAAACAATTGGTAAGTGGTAATAGATGTACGTTTTTATCACCAAGTAAGAAATTATATGAAGGAAACTATATGTTTAGTATAGATAGTTGTTGTGCAACGAATAAAGAAAATAATGTAGGGTATAGTGAAACTCCTTCTCAACATAAATCATTTAACATACTAAAGTTAGATAATGGGCATTTTGCTGCTCAACCTAATAATAGAGTTTTGTTTTATGATAAATCATTAACACCTAGTAAACCAAAAAGACCAGATTATAAAGTATCTACTAGAGAGTATAGTGTAGATAATATGAATAAATGGACAGCAGGTGATAGTGATGACCACCATTATGAATTAACAGAATCAGAAAGAATGCAAGACCAATTAGAACCGATAAATGACTAAAAGTGTATTTAATATAGATAAGAAATTAGATTATACCAAACAACCTATGTTTTTTGGTAAAGATTTACAAGTGCAAAGATATGATGAAATGAAATATCCTATCTTTAATAAACTGTTTCAACAACAGTTAGGTTATTTTTGGAGACCAGAAGAAGTATCTTTACAAAAAGATATATCAGATTTTAAAGAATTAAATGAACCAAGTAAATTTATATTTACATCTAATTTAAAATATCAAACAATGATGGATAGTGTGCAAGGACGTGGACCTTGTTTGGCATTTTTACCATTTGTATCTATACCTGAATTAGAAAGTTGTATTATAGCTTGGGACTTCTTTGAAAACATACACTCACACTCATATACATACATTATAAAGAACTTATATTCAAATCCTAGTGAAGTTTTTGATACTATAATTACAGATGAGAAAATTGAGAAAAGGGCAATGAGTATAACAAGTAGATATGATGATATGATTAATTTAGGTTATAAATGGCAATTACAACCAGATAGTGTTGATATGTATGAGTTGAAAAAGAAATTATATTTAACATTGATGACTGTTAATATATTAGAAGGATTAAGATTTTATGTTTCTTTTGCTTGTTCGTTTGCATTTGGAGAATTAAAGTTGTTAGAAGGTTCTGCTAAAATACTTTCTTTAATTGCAAGGGATGAAACTTTGCATTTATCAATCACACAAAGAATACTTAATAACTATCGTGATAATGAAAATGATAAAATTATGAATAAAGTTATGAAAGATTCAGAAAAAGAAGTTTATACAATGTATGAAAATGCAGTTGGACAAGAGAAGCGTTGGGCAACTTATTTGTTTTCAAAAGGTTCTATGATAGGATTATCAGAAAAACTATTACATCAATTTGTAGAGTATATGGCAAATAGACGTATGAGAGCAATAGGATTAGAACCAAGATACGACCAGAAAACAAATCCATTACCTTGGGTTGACCATTGGTTAAATAGTAGGTCATTACAAAATGCACCACAGGAGACCGAAATTGAAAGTTATGTTATAGGTGGAATTAAACAAGACGTACAGAAGGATCAATTCAAGAAATTTAAATTGTAAAAGTATATAATGGATCTAAATGAAGTAACAAAGAAATTTAAGACCACCTGTGGAAATTGTAAGACTAAATTTACAATTAAGTATGATGAAGAAGAAACAGATATGAAACCTATGTCGTGTCCATTTTGTAGTTATGAATTTGATGATGAAGAAGAAGATGGAATTATTGAAGGAGATGAAGATGAAACAAGTTGGGATTGATTATAGTTTAACAAGTCCTGCAATATGTGTAACAGAAGACTTTACGTTTGAACATAGCCGTTTCTATTTTCTTACTAATAAGAAAAAACATATGGGCATATTTGGCAATATAAATGGTTCTGAACATCAACCGTGGACAGACCCTATACAAAGATTTACTCAAATTTCTGATTGGGTTTTAAAAGTTTTACGTTTATATCAACCTGGTGGGATTACAATAGCAATAGAAAACTATTCTTATGGTTCTAAAGGTCAAGCATTATTTCAAATAGCAGAAAATTGTGGTATACTTAAATATAGATTATTAGAACAAAAATGGAAATATAGTGTTATTGTACCAAGTGTTGTTAAGAAATTTGCTACAGGTAAAGGTAATGCAGATAAAGAAATGATGTACGAACAATTTTGTAAAGATACAAAAACAGATTTAAAGAAGTTATTAGACACAGCAAAGGCAGGCAATCCAGTATCAGATATAGTTGATAGTTGGTATATAGCAAAGGCAAATTATGGGCGACTTTAAAATATTAATATTAGCATATCTAATTGGTCATAGTCCAATAGAAACACAACAAACTTTTCAAATGGAAGGTTGGTATAAAAATATGGAAGAATGTAAAAAAGAATTACTTTTACAAAAACCAGATGGAAGATATGAAGTGATGAACGAGTTTGTTATAGATGGAGAATTTAAATGGGATTGGTTAGTTGCAGGTTGTAAAAGTGATACAACTGGAGAAGAATTCCAACTTTGGCCGACTTATCCTAAAGGCAAACCAAAAGAGTTAGAAGGCATTGAATTTGATGTTTTTGAATTACAAGTATGAAATTATTAAAAGCAAAAAAAAGAGTTACTTGTAAAGATGAACCTTTAGTAGGTGTAACTCCAAGAGTAGTAGAAGTACCATTAGAAAATTTAATGTTAACTGCTGATAATGATTGGATGATGAAAAGATATCCTAAATTTAAGAAAAGTATAGATAGGTTAGGTATGATGTATCCAATCATATATACTAATATGAAGTATTATTGGTTAGTAGAAAAAAGATGGCCGAAGGACGCATATTCAGGAATTCCTATACCTGGTATTGCAGTACATACAGGCAACAAGAGAGTGTATTGGGCAAAAGAAAATGGATACACACATATTGAAGGATATTATGTTAAAACTAAAGATGAACAAGCAGCAATAGTTAGACGAACATTTATGGCACCGAGTAGTTATGGACAATAAAGCATTAGGAATAAAAACTAGATTAAAAGATTTACCAAAGGAAACAATGGATGAATTTGCTAGGAATAATATGATGGTGTATAATTGGGCAATGCCAGTTGAAGAGTGTAACTTGTTTATTAAACAGTTTGAACAGATATCTCATAAGGATAAATCCCAAGTAGAAGCATTTAAAACTGGTAATAAAGAATTTACTGAAATTGATTTAGATACATCTTCTAATCCAAATTTTTGGATAGAAACTAAAACCAAATTTATGGAAATGATGGAAATATATACAGATAGATTTAAGAAAAATTTGAATATACGTGATAAAGGAGATTTTCCACCAGTAATTGATAGAGAAAACATAAGAATAAAAAAGTATTTACCTAATGATAAAGATGAATTTAAAATCCACGTTGATGTACTCCGTTCTAAAGGTCCTTCATCAAAAAGATTTTTAGTTTTTATTTTATATCTTAATGATGTTGAAGAAGGCGGTGAAACACATTTAATAAAACAAGAAATAAAGATTGCACCAAGAGCAGGAAGATTGTTAATGTTTCCACCTTTTTGGACTCATCCACACGCTGGATTAAAACCAATTAGTGGACCAAAATATGTTATGATGTCTTATTTACATCTAGGAGATACAAATGTATAAACCATTACCAGACGGATTAATAATTAAAAAATCTTCTATAGAAGGTCAAGGATTATTTACAACAAAGTTTATTGAGAAAGATATAAAGTTAGGTTTATGTCATATTGTTGTTAAAGATGAACTTATAAGAACACCTTTAGGTGGACATATTAATCATAGTGATAAACCAAACTGTATAAAGGTTAGAGGTGTATTAGGGCGTGAAGATGTTGAAGACTATAATAAGTATTTTTTATATACTGAACGACCTATAAAAGCGTGGGAAGAATTAACAGTTAAATATACTTTTTATAATGTGAAAAATGAATAAAGATTAATGAAAAAGATAGTAGCTTTTGGATCGGGTAATGCATTGGCAGCAATATGTGGAGTTATTAATTCTAATTCACAATCTGATATGTCAGTACATAGAGTTGCTGAAGTAAAAGATAAACCAATATCTTTAGAAGATTTATATTGGATAAAAAATGCTGACGCTTATCTAGTTGATGGTACTTGGGGTAGTACAAATCCAGCAAGACAATGGAAACCAGATAAAATTTATGCTGAAGATAGTAAACTAGCTCACGGAAGACCAAGCACAGGAGTTAGAAGTGCAAGAATGGAATTTATAAATGTCTTTGTTCAAGAACTAGCAAAGATGTATAATAAAAAAGTTATTGTAACTGAAAGTGCTACATTATCAAGAATAAAATGTAATTACATAGATTCTTGGTATAAAAATACAGGTCCAAGATATTATCGTATGGGGTTAGGTCATTGGACATATGGAAGAACTAAATGGTGTAAAGTTGATAATTCAAAACCATCAAGATTACATACTATGATTGAAAAAACTGAAAAGAAAAATAAAATAAAGTTGCAGAATATAGAACCACATCAATGGAAAAATAATAAAGATGGTGCAGTTTTAATTATGCCTGGTTTAGAATATGACCCTACATCTTCTGTTTCTGTACCAGAATTTATTAAAACTAGTGTTGAAAGAGTTAGACTAGCAACAAATAGAAAAATTATAGTTAAACCACACCCATTAAGTAAAATTGTAGTTAAAGATTTGGTGAAAGATGTTGAAGTTTTACCAAGAGAGACCAAATTACGAACTATTGTAGATAGAGTTTATTGTGGTGTGTTAGGAGAAAGTACAAGTATTTTTGAACTTATTAATTTAGGAATACCTTGTATTACTTCAAAATGGAATTTTGGAATTAAATTAAACAATACTAGTATTGATAGGATAGAGAAGATATATTATGCTACTCCACTAGAAGTTTTAAATTGGTATAAAATGGTATCTCATACAGAATTTGATTGGTCAGAATTTAATTCACACTTGATTATACCTTATATAAAGGAGTTATTACAAAAATAATTATGTGTGCGATACACGGAATATTATGGTCATCAACTAGTTTGATAAAAGAAATGTTGTGCGAAGCACATCATAGAGGACCTGATGGTAATGGACATTGGCAAGATGAAGATATTACTTTAGGTCATAATTTATTATCAATCATAGACACTACAGAAAATTCAAAACAACCTTGGATTCATAACGATAGGGTATTAGTATATAATGGAGAGATATACAATTACAAAGAACTAGGTAAAGAATTTAAACTTAAAACTAATACAGATACAGAAGTTTTAATGTTAGGTTTAGAAAAATATGGTATATCATTTATTGAAAAATTAGATGGAATGTTTGCGTTTGCTTGTTATAATAAGATAACAAAAGAATTAATTATTGCCAGAGATAGTAATGGAACTAAACCTCTTTATTATGGTTATATAAATGGTAAGTTTGCTTTTTCATCCGAGATTAAAAGTTTATTAACATTAGGATTTGAAAGAAAAGTAGATAAAGAGGCATTCAAACAGTATTATAAACAAGGATATAATTCTGGTTATTTGACATTGTTTAAAGGTATTAAAAAATTAGTACCAGGTGAAGTTGTTAAGATGAACGTAGTAACTAGTGCTAAAATTTCTACTAATATTAATAATAGACAAATAGGGTTAAGAAATGTTAAAAATGTAGGTAAAATTAAAGAAGAAGTTAGAAATAGATTACACCAGGCAGTAAAAGAAACCTTAATGGGTCGTAGAGAAATTGGATTGTTTTTAAGTGGTGGTATTGATAGTACGGCTATTTGTTATGAAATGTCAAAATTGTGGCAAACAAAACCAAAAACATTTAGTTCAAAATTTGAAACTTATGATTGGAAATCAAGGTCTAACGAAGATTGTATATTGGCAAAAGAAATGTCAGCAACATATGGTGGTGAACATAGAGAACTATATATTAATCAACAATATTTTACAGATAATTGGGAAAATACAGCGTTAGCATTAGAAGAACCTAGACAAAGTAAAAGTTTACCTGTATATTTTGGAGTTAATGAATATATAAAGAAACAAGGTATAACGGTAACTTTAAGTGGTGATGGTGGAGATGAATTGTTATGTGGTTATAAACATCATAGACAACCAGATTGGGCAACGAAGTTAAAAGCATTATGTGCTAATCATAGAGAATTAAAAAATAAAGAACTATGGGCAACACACGAAGAACAATTAGAGTATCTTGATAGTTGGTTTCCAAAAGGTGGTTTGCAAGGTGATGAAAGAAATGATTTTATGTTCATTGAGTGTTTAAATACATTATCAGAAGATTTTTTAATGAGAAATGATAAGTTAGGTATGAGATTTAGTTTAGAAGGAAGATTTCCTTTTATGAATAAAACTTTTAGAGATTATATACGAAGTATCCCTAGTGAACATAAAATCAACAAGAATTTTATGGAAGATAATTGGGCATATTATAATAAACCACTATTAAAGACAGCATATTATAAAAGATTACCATTAAAAATATTAGAGAGAGAGAAAACTGGTTGGAGATTTCCTACAGATGAATTTATTGTAGGTAGACTTAGCAAACGAGCTGATGATAGAAATGTATTAAAAGATTATATTAGGAATGTATTATCAAATAAAGAAATGCAAGAAATATTTGAATATAACCAGTCCGAAATAGATGATAAATATATGTGTAATAAAAGAGAAAGTTGGTCAAAAGGTTTAAATAAAGCTGGAGAAAAGAAAATATTACCTAATATTGGTCAACGCTCACAAAAAGAACTGTTTACTATAATGGCATTTGCGATTTGGTACAAGGTTTTTAAGATGAATATATAAGGAAAATTATGAAATATCCATTAGCTTGTGATACTTGGGATCATAAAGAATTATACGCAATACAGGAAGTCATAAAAAGTGGGCGATATACAATGGGTCCACACGTCAAGAAGTTTGAGCAAGAGTTTGCCAAATATTTTAGATGTGCAGACGCAGTTATGGTTAATAGTGGTTCAACTGCCAATCTATTAATGATTGCATTATTAAAATTAAAATATAAAAGAGGTGGTAATATAATTGTGCCTGCCGTTTCTTGGTCAACAACTTTCTTTCCATTACAACAATACGGTTTCAAATTAAATTTTGTAGATGTAGATAGAGAAACTTTAAATATAGACCCTAATAAAGTTAGAGAAGCAATTAATGATGACACTTGCGCTATATTTGCAGTTAATCTTTTAGGTAACTCCTGTGACCATTATTCATTATATCATATTGCTAGAGAACACGACCTAATATTATTAGAGGACAATTGTGAAAGTTTAGGTGCAAAGACATATAATTATGAGTTTTGTGGTACGTTTGGTCAGTTAGGTAGTTTTTCATTTTTCTTTTCACACCATTTACAAACAATGGAAGGTGGAATGATTGCTTGTAGAGATAAAGATGACGCTGATTATTTAAGGTCATTAAGAGCACACGGTTGGTGTAGAGATTTACCAGACGATAATAAGATTTATAAAAAGACAGGTGATAAGTTTAAAGATAGTTTTACGTTTGTAACTCCAGGTTATAGTGTAAGACCTTTAGAAATGAGTGGTGCAATTGGAAGTGTACAACTTAAAAAAGAACAAGAAATGAGAACACAAAGAATTCGTAATGCAAACTATTTTCAACATAAGTTTGAAGAAATGCCAGGTGTACAATTACAAAAAGAAATAGGAGAGTCTAGTTGGTTTGGATTTTCCATTTTGTTAGTTGATGAATATGAAGGCAAAAGAGACCAACTTGTTAAGAAACTTACAGAAAACGGAGTAGAGTGTAGACCTATTGTTGCAGGTAATTTTATGAACAATCCTGTAATAGATTATCTTGATTATTATAATAATAGTTGTCCAAATGCAGATTATATTCATAACAATGGTTTGTTTATAGGAAATGATATAAGAGATTTAAAAGAAAATATTGATATGGTATATCACATAACAAAGGACATAAAATGAAAAGAGCATTGATTACAGGTATAACTGGACAAGACGGCGCTTATCTTGCTAAATTGTTATTAGAAAAAGGTTATAAAGTATTTGGTGGACAAAGACGAAGTACATCACCAAAACATTGGCGACTAGATGAAATGGGTATTACAGACCAAATAGAGTTTGTTGAACTTGATGTAATAGACCAAGCGAATATAAGAAGAGCAATAGAGGAATCTCAACCAGACGAAGTATATAATTTAGCTGCTCAATCATTTGTATGGTTATCATTTAAACAACCAGAACTTGCTACTCTAATAGACGCAATGGGTCCTTTGAGAATACTAGAAAGTATAAGACAAGTAAATCCTAAAATAAAATTCTATCAAGCAAGTACAAGTGAAATGTATGGAAAAGTATTTGAAACGCCACAAAAAGAAACAACAAAATTCTGGCCGAGGTCACCATATGGTGTTGCAAAACTATATGCTCATCATATAACAATTAATTATAGAGAAGCGTATGATATGTTTGCTTGTTGTGGTCTTTTATTTAATCACGAAAGTCCACATAGAGGTGAGGACTTTGTAACTAGAAAGATATCAAAAGGTTTAGCACATTGGTTGCAAGAAGGAAGACCAATTGTTTTAGGAAATTTAAATGCAAAAAGAGATTGGGGACACGCTGAGGATTTTGTTAGAGGTATGTGGCAAATGCTACAACACGATAAACCAGATGACTATGTATTAGCAACTGGTGAAATTCATACAGTAAAAGAATTTGCAGATATGGCATTAGATTATAAAGGAATAAAACATTATTGGAAAGATGGTAAGTGTTTTACAGACGGCAATCAATTAATTATTACTACTGATAAGAAACATTTAAGACCTGCTGAGGTAGATGTATTACAAGGGGATGCTAGTAAGGCAAGAGAAGTATTAGGTTGGGAACATAAACATAATGTAGAGAGTTTAATGAAAGAAATGGTTGACGCTGATGTAGGTAGATATTGTAGTGACCATCAATCAGGAGTACCAAGACTTTGGGATGCTCCAGAGAATTGTATATGAGCGGACTCGGAGCATACGGACCAACTAGGGGATTAGCCCCATACATATTTTGTACAACATTTAATAAAAGATTATATGATGATTATGCTCATCAATTAATTGACTCATACGTGGCAACAAATCAAAAACCACATATGTATGTTTTTGTTGAAGATAATCCAAATTTATATCCTAAAGTAGATAGAGTACATTATTATAATTTATTTGACTTTGAACCAGATTGTAAAGATTTTGTTCAAAGAAATAAACATAGAACAGCAAATAATTTTTATGAAGAAGCGGTAAGATTTAGTTATAAAGTATTTGCTCAATCAGCAGCAAGAGGTTGGGGAACTAAAATATATTATGTAGATAGTGATTGTAAGTTTATGGACACAATACACGACTCTTGGTATCAGAACTGTTTACCAGATTTAACATTTTTATCATTTTATCATAGACCATCACAATATACAGAAACAGGTTTTGTTGCATTTAATAATAGAAGTCGTGTAGTAGATGACTTTTTTCGTGAATATAAAAAATGGTATATAACAGATAAAGTATATACAATAAAGAAATTAGGAAAGAATTTTTGGACAGATTGCCATACATTGGACGGTACTAGGCAAATGTTTAAAGACGATCCCAGGTATAGTGAAAAACCACTAGGGGATGGTAGAAATGGACATATAATGGCAAGAGATACGTTTCTTAACCCATATATAGACCATAGAAAAGGACAAAGAAAAAAACAAGCAAATAGTCCAGAATGGAGAAGAAACAGATGACAAACGGCGTAGATGACCAAGACAATGCTCATAACTTGACATATGAAAATGAAACACAACTTAATAGAACTGTTACGATTCCTTTAAGAGAATATGATGAACTTAAAGAGCAACGACATTATATTACGGATGAGGATGCGATAGCGATTATTGATAAGTTAGGTGAGTTAGTAAGAGCGTTGCGTAAAAATATAAGAATGCCTATAAAAACGAAATAGTAATGATTAATATTTTTATTGGGTATGATAGTAAAGAGAAGGTAGCTTTTAATGTACTTGCATATAGTATATTAAAACATAGTACCAGACCTGTATCTATTACACCAATATATTTAAAAAATATAAAAGATAATTTTACTAGAGAACGTAGTACTATAGAATCAACTGAATTTAGTTTTAGTAGATTTATAGTACCTCACCTTATGAATTATAAAGGGTGGGCATTGTTTATGGATTGTGACCAGTTAATGTTAACAGATATTGCTGAGTTATGGAGATTAAGGGATGAACGTTATGCTGTACAAGTATGTAAGCACGATTATGTACCAAGAAAGACAAAGAAGTTTTTAGGTCAACCACAAACAAAATATGAAAAGAAAAACTGGTCAAGTTTTATGTTGATGAATTGTGATAAGTGTACAGCGTTAACACCAGATTATGTGAATAGTGCAACAGGATTACAACTACATCAATTTAAATGGTTAGAAAATGATGATATGATTGGTGGACTACCTTTAGAGTGGAATTGGTTAAGTGGCGAATATCAAAAGAAAGATGATGTTAAGAACGTCCATTTTACAGAAGGTGGACCTTGGTTTGTAGATTATTTAAATTGTGATTATTCAGAAGAATGGATAAAATTAAAAGAGGAAACAACTGAAACAAATATGGTTAAATGATACAAGGATTATTAACTAGACCAGCAACAGATGATATTGTAAGACATTTTGTTTCAAGTGCAGGAGGAACATTACATAATGTTAAAGATGTTGATATAGATAAACCTATTACTTGTTTTGGAATATTAAGAGGCACAGGCGAACTTTTAAAACAAAGTAAAGAGTTTTATTATTTTGACCACGCTTACTTATATGGTAATAGACACTCTCCATCAAAGGTATCTGGTGAGAGAATATATAGATTAACAAAAAATCATTATCATATACAAACTATACAAGAACTAACAGATGAAGATAATGAAAGAATTAAAAAGTATAAACAATATATAAAATTACAACCTTGGAAAAGTGATGGCAATTATATCTTAATTATAGCACCTTCTCATTTTCAAATAGCATATCATAATATAGGTAGTTGGGTTGATGATACTATAAAGACTTTAAAACAATATACAGATAGACCTATTAAAGTAAGAGATAAAAAGAGTAGCAGACCTTTAAGAGAAGAAGTACAAAGTGCATATGCTATAGTATCTCATAATTCAGCAGTTGTAGTTGACGCTGTTTTAAATGGGGTACCTGTATTTTGTGATAAAATGAATATGGGAGTACCAATGGGGTTAACAGATTTTAGTAAAATAGAACAACCTATAAAACCTGCTAGATTAAAATGGATACATAGTTTATTAGCAAATCAATTCACTATGACAGAAATAAAAAATGGAACAGCTTGGAGAAAAGTACAATGAGATTAGATAACGAAGTAAAATTAGATTATAAAGACGTATTGTTGAAACCTAAACGGTCAACATTATCATCAAGACGTGATGTAGAAATGACTAGGTCATTTACATTTAGAAACTCTGGTGAAACATATGAGTGTTGTCCAATAATAGCAAGTAATATGGATGGAGTGGGAACATTTAGTATGGCGAAAGTTATACAAGAGTATAAGATGTTAACCACGATTACAAAGACAACAACGATAGAACAATGGAGAAAAGCAGTAGGTGAAGGTATTAAACTAAAGTATCTATCAGTATGTACAGGCACAGGTAAATTATGGGATGATAATGCTGAAGATTATACTACAATGCAAGAAGTATTAAAGAGTTTTCCAGATGTTAAGTTTATTACAGTAGATGTTGCAAATGGTTACCATACAAATTTTTCAGATTTTGTTGGTGCAGTTAGAGAAGAGTATCCAGACAAAACTATAATTGCAGGTAATGTAGTAACTGCTGAAATGACCGAAGAACTAATTATACAAGGTGCAGACGTAGTTAAAGTAGGTATTGGACCAGGTAGTGTATGTACAACAAGAACAATGGCAGGTGTAGGGGTACCTCAATTTAGTGCAGTAGTAGAGTGTGCTGACGCTGCTAATGGTGTTGGTGGTCATATAGTTGCAGATGGTGGTTGTAATATGCCAGGAGATATTGCGAAAGCATTTGGTGGTGGTGCTCATTTTGTGATGTTAGGTGGAATGTTAGCAGGACATAATGAAAGTGAAGTAGAATTAAAAGATGGACAAAGAGAGTTTTATGGGATGTCTTCTGATAGAGCAAGAGAAGTACACGGAAAACGAAAAGATGGTTATAGAGGTAATGAAGGACGAGCAGTAATATTACCTGATAGAGGTGCTGTTAAAGAAACAATAGAAGATATATTAGGGGGTGTTAGGTCAAGTTGTACCTATATTGGTGCAAGACGACTAAAAGATATTCCTAAATGTGCAAGTTTTGTTAGATGTAACCAATCATTGAATACAGTATTTGAAACTTATGATAATAACGCATAATATACCTTGGGATAAATGTTTAAGTAAACAGTTATTTCCTGCCATAGAAAAAGGTTGGACTGATACAGATAAACCTGTTCACTTTTTTTGGGGGTTAGCTGGACAGAATAGAAAAGAAATACGTAAATGTATGGAGAGTGGTGAGGAATGGTGGTACGTAGATGTTGGTTATTTAACACAACAAATTACAAGATATCCAGAACCTAAAATACACGATTACGATAAGACATATTTTAGAATATGTAAAGGTAATATACACACGATTAGGTGCAAAGTTGGACCTGGTTCAAGATTACAGAAACTAGAGCATCAAGGGATTGATGTACAGTTTAAAGGGTGGAATACTGGAGAAACAACTCATATACTAGTAGCACCTTCTTCTGAAACGGTAACTTACCAAATCAATGGTATGAGCCAATCACAATGGGTTGAACAAGCAACAAAACAGATAGCAGAACATACAGATAAACCAGTTAGATTTAGAAATAAACCTAGACCTGGTAATGAGTTTTGGAATACAGATATTAAAGAAGACTTAAAAAATGCTCATTGTTTGGTAACCAATATGAGTTTATCTGCTATTGACGCAATATTAAATCAAGTACCTGTAATATGCCATCAACGAAACATAGCGTCATTTGTTTCATCAAAAGATATAAAGTTTATAAACAAACCAATGAGACCAGGAAGAAAGACTATAACAGAATGGTTAAAGATGGTTGCAGAAAATCAATTTACAATATCTGAAATTACAGATGGAACTGCTTATAGAACATTACAAGAACAAAACGTATGATGAATTTTTGCTGTGTATATTATGGAACAAAGTATTCACTAGATTATGTACAAGTGCTATACAATATGGTTAAAAGACATTTAACCATACCCCATAAGTTTATATGTTTTTCAGACCACGTAAAACCTCAAAAGATATTAAAAGGCGACATAGAGTTTAGAAAGTTTAGAGATTCAACTTATGAAGGTTGGTGGAATAAAATGCAGTTATTTAGAGAAGAGTCAGACTTAAAAGGTCCTTGTTTATATATGGATTTAGATGTAGTGATTTTAGATAACATCAATGAATTAGCGACATTTGGTGATGATATGACATTTGGTGTAATAAACGATTTCAACCTAGCAACGAAAGAGTATAATTCAAGTATAATGAAATTCAATAATGAAGTTGCAACTAAATTAGTATGGAATAAGTTTTTAGAAGATAAATCTAATTTAATGAAATTGCAAGGTGACCAAAACGCAATGTCCAAATTAGTTAAAAATAGTAAGAATTTAAAGGTTATGCCAGACGAATGGACATATTCTTATAAATGGCATAGTAGAAAAGACCCTAGATTTCATAAGTCAGGTTGGAAGTTTGAAAAGAAAGAAAAAGCGAAAGTTGCAGTATTTCACGGAAGACCTTTACCACACGATTCAGACCAAGAATGGGTCAAGAAATTGTGGAATTAGAACAAAACAAGAACAAATATCTCTAAAAAGTCAGTAAAATCAACGTAAATTAACTATTGACTCTCCCGAAAAACTCCTGTATAGTATACACATACTATGAAAATAAACACTATGAAAAAAACAAATCAAGTAAAATTAAATGACGTTGACTATACTTTTAATGTAGTTTATTTAAGAGAATATATTGATCCAGATGACCAAGAATTCTTTTATGCATACGAAACTATCTATAGAAACGTTCCATATAAATTCAAAGACAAATTCAATACAAAATCTATGAAGATGAAAATTCTTAAATATTGTGATTGGAATTATAAAGAACCTGCTGTTAACTTTCAAAACGTAACTAAAGTTGAATTAATAGACCAAGATGAATATTATAAAACATATGAACAAGTATTCGGTGATGTTGCAGAAGACAATAAATCAATGTTTAATGATTACGGTCAATCTTATGACAGACAATCTTTCAGAAAAGATTTTAATAAAGAATTAACATATAAATTAAACCCAATAAAAAGAAAAGTAGAACAAATGAAAGGACTAAACTAATGAGTGCAACTAAAAATCTCGCTTGGGACCAAGCAACTGAATTTTTAAGTAAAGTTGAAAGCAAGTTATTAGACGGTGAAATGACTAAAGAAGTTGCTTTAAAGAAACTTAATGAAACAAATTATAACATTGCAATGGAAGGACTAGACTCTCCTGATAATATAGAAGAGTGGATTGACCTTACAATTGCAGATAGACAAAATCAAGTACAACAATTAAGAAACGGAGGAACAATATGAGTAATATAACAGACCAATATATCGGAAAAGACGATATCGGTAAAAACCTATACAGAAAGAAAACTTATTATACTTTATGCATAGAACAAGATTGTCTTGCTAAAAATCAAGAAGAAGCAGACACTAAATTAAGTGATTGCGGAATTGATTATAGTAAAATCAATAAAGACTTAGCAGAAGAAAAAAACGGTGTTGAAACCTATATGACAGACGCCAACTATACAGATTCAGCTAAAACTGAATATGTTGCTAAAGTAGTTTATGATGACTATGACGGTTTAGAAAACGCTATAGAAAACGGTGATGTTGAGTTAGACACATACGCTTTAGAAAATGATATAGTCACAGCAGACGGTAAAGTTGTTGATAAAGAAGAATCACCACTTGACGATTTACACGAAGCATTAAACCCAAACAATAGTTATAAACTAGTAGAGAGTAAATAATGGATCATCAATTAATATTATTGGGAGTGATTGGAATTATTTTAACAGTAATTGGATTTGCTGTTGCTTTACATTACGGAAGTAAATCTAATAAGAAAAAAGAAAAATTAACAAGTGTTCAACAATCAATAAGAGATTTAAATAATGGAGATACTGACTAATGAAATATAAAGAAGATAAAATATTAAATGAAGTATTAGAATATATTAAGACAACTTATTCTAAACATTATTCAACTACTAAAGAAGGTTTCCAAGTACAAGACATATTAAGACATTTAGATATAGACAAAGATTTCAGTTTATCAAATGCAATAAAATACCTTATGAGATACGGTAAAAAAGACGGTAGAAATAAAATGGATTTATATAAAGCGATACACTATATTGTTTTATTAATTAATAGTGAAGAAAACGGATCCACTTTAATGGAACCTAATATGGAAGATATACAAAAAACAATAAACGAATTAGCAATTACAAAATGAAAAAGAAAACAAAAAAACTTATATTAGAATTATTAGATTTTTGGCCAATGACAATAGTTGTGCCAACAATGATTATTTTAATTTTAACAGCAAATATATGGTAAGTAATAAGATTATATACAAAAAAATGAATTTTTACTATGATGTAAATGATATGAATATATCTATTCACGGTACAGACTGGAAACCAGTAGAGTTTTTAAGTAATGAGGACCAAAGAGAAGAAGTAAAACAACATATATTAAAAAAAGATTTAACACAAAGAATAGGAGGCGAAAAGTATATGAAACTAGTAAAACCAGAACCAGAAGATTCAATTATAGATACAATGCTACAATTGGAAAACGAAATGGCAATAGGAAAATAATATGGACGGAAACGGAATGATATTGTTAATCCTGTTTATTTTTTCAATGGCAGGTTTAGTTTATATGATAATTTTATCAAATGAAATGAGTACGTTAATTGATAGATTATTGAATAGAACTAAAAGACTAATGAATAGAATAGACAAGATAACAGATGAAAAAGATGAATAATCCCGCTATAGCAGACTATCAAAGTAGTTGGAAAAGCTCACCAGCGCTCTTGCTAGGGGGTCGGAAATGCAGGAAAACGAGTAAAATAGAGCATAATTTAAGGATTGACATTAGCAACGATTTATGTTAATATTAAGACAATTGAGAAAGGAATATACATTATGAGTACGGTGATATACAATAAAGAGAACATCTACAAAGAGTTTAATGTTGCAAAACAAAAAGACATTGAACTATCAGACAAGAAAACACAAGAAGAAAAAGAAGACGATATCCATACAAACAGATTGCAGTTTTGTAAAGACCATAAAGAACTAAATGAGAAAGACCCAGGTTTATACGATTGCGATATTAAGTGGGACAGTTTAATAACTGCTTATTCTTCTGAAAGTCCAAGAGACCATTTCTATAAATCAGTATTCGGCAGAACATATGCTGAACAAATGAGTTTTGAAACTTCTGAATCAGAAAAAGATGATGACGGAGGAGAAGATTCATATTATAGAAGTAGAAGAAAGAATAGAAGTTATAAAAGATAATATGCCAAAGTTTAAAGAAATTTTTGACCCAATGCAAACCGTTTGTGATGATTTTCACGAATGGGTAAGAATAGAAACAGAAAAAGTTAATGATCCAGTAATGGTTCAGATGACAATTTTGGGTCAAACATTAAAAATTATGAAGTCAGTAATGCCTAGTGCAGACTATGACGGAATAATGGAAACGGTTTATAAATCAAAAGATAGAATTGAACCGTTTAAAAAGGTAAGTGTACATTAATAGAAGGAGAATATTATGAAAACTATAATGTCAATACTAGTGTTAATTATACTATCAACGTCTGCTAATGCAGGAGCCGTTGAAGATAAGATTAATGCAGTAAATACGTGGTTTGCTAATGAGAAAGCAACTACAATTGAATTTCAAAAAGTACAATGGGAAGATGGTAAAAACCAAATTGCTAGTACTATTGCGAAATTTAAAAAAATGTTGAACTGGAGTAACTAATGAACGATTTATATGTAAATTTTTCATATACTCTTGAACCTTGGTTAATACTAGGGTTAAAAGTTTTAGCGGTTTATTTTTTATATAAGATTGCTAGAAATTTAAGAAGTATATTAAAAGAGATTTGCCACATTGGTAATACAAAAATGGGCAAACCTTTGGTATTAAAGAAAAGAGTGAAATAATGGCATACGGAGATTTTGTTTGTACAAGTGCCAATGACGGTACACATTATTTCAGACCTATTACTGCTAGAGCACATACGTTCTGGCAGGAAAAGGGTTTTAATAATTATGTTATTGATAATAACGAAGACTATTACATAGTTAAGAGTGTTAATAGTCAGAAAATATGTAATGAGATACGCAAAAATAATATGGATTTTACTAGTTAGTTTATTACTAACAAATTGTGCTAACAGGTCACATACAGGTGCCGTGTTAGGTGCAACATCAGGAACAATGTTATGTTTAGAGTACCTAGGAGATAATCCTTATTTGATTGCTGCTTGTGCAACTGGTAGTGCTTTTGCAGGTGCAGAACTTTTATATAAAGGTGATAAAGATATACATAATGCCGTATTTGTAGACCATTTAAATACAAGTCCAAATGGTGCAAGTTATACAAATTGGTATAATCCAAAAAATGGTAATAATGGAACTATACACATAACAAAATCTTATTTGATTGGTCCACTTAAATGTAAAGATTATGACCACGTAGTAGATATAACATCAGGTTGGCCAATGATTGGAATTGGTAGAGTACAAAGAGAAGTTGTCTTTGGAAGTGCTTGTCAGTTGCCAGACGGACAATGGATTGAAAAACCTGCTGGGTTAGTTGCTGATTATCTATTGGAAGGAAATAAATGAGAAATCCAGAAAAAATTATAGCTACAACAATATTAATATTCTTATTAATATGTGCATATGCAGTAAGTGGTGCTCAAGCGTGTGTAGATTGTGATTTAAATAAAAAAGAATTTGAAAAAACTGCTGAAGTAATGGAAATAGAGTGGCACAATCCAGATGGAACTATACAACGTAGTACAAAAGTTGTAGATGGTTCTCAAAAGATATTATATGATAATGTTAAGCCAGTAACTAAAAATGATACTGACCAATTTTGTTATATAAAAGTTATTATTAAACAAGAGTCAAATGGAAATATATCCAAAGAAGAGAAATTATATTGTTCCGATGGAAGTAGTGGCATAGATACACCTTCTTATTGGGAACTTTTTGCCCAGTTTTACTACCGTGATATACCTACACCAGAGTATTGTAGATATTATAGTCGTAAGAAACACGCTTTTAAATCGTTCGGAAAAGTGTGCTTAAATAAGGACGGAGAATGGAAGGTAAAATAAATGATTAAAAATATAATCATAATTGCTCTCCTATTAGTTATTGTATATGGAGTAAGTGCTACAGAATTTTTGGGTTATGCTCAATCTAGCATTGACTTATTGCAAGAACTGTTATATAATGTACAAAGGAGTGTGAAAAACTAATGAACAAATACATTAAGATTTTATTAGTTACAGTACTAGGTCTATTATTGACTAATTGTGCTGCTAATTATAAAATCAAAAGTGAAAAAGGAAAAGTAGTTAATACTGTTCCAAAATGGTATATGAATGATTTTTCTGAAAAAGAAGCTTGTGATATAGCAAGATTCGGTAAAGAAAAAGAAAAGCAATGTATCTTTGGAGTTGGTACTAGCGTTTCACCAGACTTAAATCTCGCAATTGAGAAAGCTAAAATGATAGCGAAAGCTGAAATAGCAGACATTATCAAAGGGGAGATGAATAAAGAGTCAAAACAATTTATTACTGAAATTGGTAAATCAAACAGTAAGACAGTTGTTAGTGAAGTAGAATCTGTATTGGTCAATATTATTAAAGATACACCAGTTAGAGGATATGAGATTTTTGCTCAAGATGTAACCTTAACAAAGAACGGTTACTATAGAGCTTGGATCGGCTTGAGATTGCCATTAGGTGAATATAATAAAATGTTCAACTATACAATAGAACAAGCAACAGACGCTTATAACTTAAAGTATCACGCTAATAAATCATTTGATAATCTTATGAAAAAGGATGACAATGATAAAGAAGTTAGCGATTAAAGATATCACAGTATATTCAAAACAAAATTGTGTATACTGTGTGAAGGCAAAGTCCCTTCTAAAGGGACTTGGTCTAACTTTTACAGAAAAGAAATTAGAAGAATTTTCGTCTGTTGACGAAATGATTAAGGACATTGGTAAAAAAGTAAGAGCAATGCCTCAAATCAAAATAGACGGCGAACTAGTCGGTGGATATAATCAACTTATAGAATATTTTAATAATAAAGGTGTAGTGAATTTTAAAGGTGAGATTATCCGTGATTAAAGATAAAGATAAGAAAAAGGGTAAATTAATTTTATTTCCTGAAAACAGAATTAAAAAAAGAATTACAAAACCACAAGAATCCCCATTTACAAAACGATTAAAAGAGCAACAAACTAGAGAGTTTATTGAACATAGTGTAGATGAAGTTGGATTTGATTTATTAAGAAAATTTAATGATATGGGATTAAAGACTTCAAAACAATCATTTACTAAAGACCTTGCGTTAGTTATTGATTGTATAAGAGGTTTAATTTATAGAGATTTTGATATGGCACACGCTGCTCAATTAATGGCAGATAAAATGGTAGCAATAAAATTTAATAGAATGGGTAGAGCATCCGCTGCCAGGATAGATTATTCAGATTTTATGAAAGCAAAACCAAATAAACAAAGAAATATTTTTAATAAAGAATTTAAAGAAGAGTTAAATGATTTACAAGATGGATCAGATATGTTTGAGTCTGATATGGATTTGAACGGTGATGATGATAAGAAATAGTTTAATAATATTAATAATGCTTACTTTTATGGGTTGTACAAAACCAAAAACTGAACTGAATGCAATGGAGAAATTTTTTGATTGTATTGGTAGTGGTAATTGTGAAGCATTTAAAAAGAATTCCGTTGAGGAATAGTCCTATGCAGACTTTAAAAAGCAAAAATAAAGGAGGAAGAAACATTATGTTTTTTTCAAAAAGTAAAGTTGCAGTTGCAACGCAAGGCAGAAAAAGACTGTCTAAAACTCAAAAAGTATTAAACTTATTTGAGAAAGGTGAACCAGTTTCTTGGAAACATTTAAGAAACAGATATGACCTAATATCACCAAGAGCGATGGTTGACAAACTACGTTCAAAAGGTCATATGATTTATATTAATAAATCATCTTCAGGTACATCTTATAGATTGGGTACTCCTACAAAAGCTATTATAGCTGCTGGGATACAAAAACTATACGGTACTGAATACGCTTATAGTGCGTAGTAGAATCGTAACCAATACGATTGATGTAGGCGACTCTCGGGTCGCCTATATTTTTATATACAATGAAAACAACAGATTTAACACCAGTAGAAATTCATAATAACATCTATTACAAAAGGGATGATTATTATGCTCCATATGGTAAAGACAATGTTAATGGAGGAAAAACAAGACAAGCAATTTGTTTGTTTAGAGAATTAAAAGATGAAATTAAAAACAAATATAATGGTGGAGTAGTTACAGGTTCATCTGTTAATAGTCCACAAGCACCTATCATAGCGGCAGTTGCTAAAGACTTTGGTTTTAAATGCGTCATAGGTGTAGGTGGGACAACACCAAAAACAATAGACACCCACCATATGATGAGATTATCAAGACACTATGGTGCTGATATTGAAAACGTTGCAGGTCACGGATATACAGTTGCAATAGATAGTGGATTAAAAAAGAAAGTAATATCTAAAAAAGGTTATATGTTAATCAAGTTTGGTAATAGTGCTGCTACGAATCCTGAATCAATATTTGATAGTGTTGCTAATCAAGTTAAAAACATACCTGACAAGTTAGATAATATAGTAATTTCAGTTGGTAGTGGTATACAGTTTGCAGGTATAGTAAAAGGTATAGAGAAGTTTAAGAAAAAAGTAAAAAGAATTATAGGGGTCACCTTTGTTGACCGTAGTAAAAAGATTGACGAGTATTTAAATCAATTTAGTAATCTTGAATCAGGTTTTAAGAAGTTTCAAGATTATGAAATGTACAAAACACCATATCCATATTCAAAACCCATATGGGAAGATGTTGGTAATGGCTTTATTGACGATATATACGAAGGTAAAGCACATAAATGGATGAGAGAGAATATAGATACTACAAAAGAAAAGACGCTATTTTGGAGTATAGGGAGAAGATTAACAGCGGAACAGGTAGATAAGTTATATAAATAGATATATGATTAATATTAGAAATTGGAGTATAAAATGGCAGAAGAAGCAAAACAACATCCATCATTAATAAGTAAGTCCTCTATGGAAGCAATGGCCAGCACCGCTGGTTCAGGTGACTTGCTATTTTCAGAAGTCTTAACTAGAGTAAATAACGCAAAAGATAAATCTAAAAAGTTGACGGTCTTAAAACAATATGACCATCCATCTTTAAGGATGCTTTTAAAAGGATCATTTGATCCTAGTATTGAGTGGGAGTTACCAGACGGTACACCTCCTTATATGGAAAATCCAGCACCGAAAGGTACTGAACATACAACACTTAAAACTGAAGCAAAACGTTTGTGGCATTTTATTAGAGGCGCAGACAATAAAACTACAAAAACTCAAAAAGAAACTATGTTTATCCAAATGTTAGAAGGATTACATATGGACGAAGCGAGATTATTGCTTAGTGTAAAGAATAAAGAATTACATAGAGCATATAAAGGGTTAAGCGACTCTGTAGTAAAAGAAGCGTTTAGATGGAACGAATTGTATCAAAAAGAAGAACAAAAAAAGAACATATAGTCAAAAAGACTTGGTTTTACTTGATTTTAAGTGCTTGACTTTCCTTTCTTTTATGTGTATAATAGATACATATAAACAATAAATATAGAAAGAGAGAATATATTATGAAAAAAGTGATGTTTATTATACTATTGAATTTAGTAATATGGTTTGGACTTACTAGTCTATCCAATATTGCTAATGCAAATGATTATAATAAAGCAGTTATAGCACACGTTATCAAGGAAAACCTTGACGGCAACGGTGTAGATTCAACTGCTTTAATGGAGGCAGAACTACATAGGATAGTATACGCTATGATAAACGAATTTAGTGGCGTATTACAAGAACACCTACCAAATATACTAGATAGTATTGCTAGTGAAATCAGACAAAAAAACGATAAAGAGTTTAAATGTGCTCTTTTAAAAGGTAGTGACTATGAGTGTAATTGAAAATATAGTTAACGTTTTACATTGGATATATCAATATATTCCTAGAGAATTAGTAATAGTAATTCTTGGGAGTATGATTTTATTTGTTATTTTAGAATTAGGGGATAGAAAAAGAAAAAGAGAATGGCTAAAAGAACAAAAACAGTTACAAAAAGGCAGAAAATCAAAAGAAAGTTAAAGAAGGAACTTTCTGCTGTGAAGATGTTAAAATATACAACTACATATAAGGATATCAAAAAGTATTTTAAACTTATTAATGAACACGTGTTTGATAATAAGTTATCTCCCTTTAATGATATTGAGTTGGTACATAAACCAAGAAATTACATAGGACAAGTTGTAATAAATGATAAGATAGGCAAAGGAACTAGAAACTTTGTATTAGAAATGTTAAAGTCTTATGGTAATAAAAAAGAATTTGTTGATACGTTGGCACACGAAATGATCCATCTGTATCAAATGGCAAATTTAGGTGATACAGGAAATCATAACGACACGTTTTATAGTTTTAGACCAAAACTGAAAGCAGTCGGATTAGATATATAAATAAAACAAGGAATAGATTATGGCAGAAGTGAGAAAGACAAAGGAACTAGACTACTATTTAAAGAGAATAATTTTAAAGGTTCCAGACAAAATTCAACAGTTTATAGATAATGCAGAAGGTGAATTCTCTATGACTTATTATACTGGAGATTGGTCAAAAGACATATATGATAACTTTACTGAAATACAAGCAGAAAAGATATTCAAACGTATGGCACAATTTCAGAACAAGATAAGTTTTGTCCAAAGGAAAAATGATCCATCAATCGGTGGATATGAATATCAGATAGCGAGGTTTTAATGAAACTGAACTTAAAAAAATATTCAGGTGCTTTCAGAAAAACATATTGGTGGATTAAAGCAATTTTATTAGTTGTTTTTGTATCTTCACTAGCATATGGTTGGGGAACATTTAAACCTAATCCTATTGCAGTTAAGAAAGCAACAGAAGAAGTTAGAATAGAACACGCAATTTGGGCAGAAAAATTAGGACTACACGAACCTAGTTTTGAATATACAAATAATAAAGAATTTATATTAGAAGTCAATAAGTGCCTTGACTATTTAAATTGGAAAACAGCACCAGATAAAAGAGTACCAATTCAAATGGTGACAGCACAAGCTGCTTTAGAGAGTGGTTGGGGTACAAGTAGATTTGCTATAGAAGCAAATAACTTATTTGGAATTAAGACTTGGAATAAAGATAAAGGTTTATTACCTCACGGTATGAGTGAAGACACACCTTGGCGTGTAAGAGTTTTTACAACGAAGTGTAATAGTGTTCAAGAATATATAAGAATATTAAATGAACACCCAGCATACAAAGAGTTTAGAGCATTAAGAGCAAAACTATTAGAAAAAGGTGAACTGTTAGATTCAGTACAGTTGATTGCTACGTTAGATAAGTTTTCAACTACCGAAGATTATGATAAAAGAGTTATCAATATGATGACAAAAATTGCTCAAGTGTTAGAGGAGTAAGTTTAAATGAAGAGTTTACTTTTTATATTCATAGTACTATTAAGTGCTATATCTATATCAGGTATAGCTGCCGCTTATAGTATTATAGGACTAGCAACTCTATTTGCAGGTGCGAAGATAGCAATTATTGCTATGGGTACTTCATTAGAAGTTGGTAAGTTAGTTGCCGCCAGTTGGTTGTATCATAATTGGAGAAATCCAAATCTACCATCAACAATAAAAGCATATTTAACAACGTCTGTTATTGTGTTAGTATTTGTAACTAGTATGGGTATCTTTGGTTTCTTATCCAAGGCACACCTAGACCAAGTAAGACCTACAAGTGATAATACAGTACACATAGCATTAATAGATAGACAGATTATACAAGAAAATGTTGTTATAGATAGAGCAGAAAAGACATTAAACTTATTAGACAAAGCATTAGAAGTCTACCTAGATAAAGAATATGTTAGTAGAGGTCTTAAAGAAAGAAAAAAGCAGAAAGAAGAAAGAGATTTTTTAAATAATGAAATAAGAGTTGCAATGGATAACATTGCAGAATTGACATTAAAGAAAGGTAATATAGAATTAGAACAATTAAAGATAGAGGCAGATGTAGGACCTCTTAAATATATTGCAGAACTAATATATGGTGATGAAGCAAAAGAACATTTTGATAAGGCAGTTAGATATATAATAATAGTATTAATATTTGTATTTGATCCATTAGCAGTATTGTTATTGATTGCCGCTAATATATCAATAAGAGAAAGAAAATTACAAAATGAAGCGAAAAAGAAGAAAGAAACAAAAGAAATTAATTGGCAAAGGGTCGCTTCTACGTCAAAAGCTACAGCGCAAAAGTTACGAGATAAGCAAAACTTTTATAAAACATTTTTTGCAAAACTAGGTAAGAGAGATTTAAAGAATAGAGATTATGAAGACTTTTTTAAGAGTATGGGTACAGAAGAGTTAATGAAATTAGGTTTAGATCCAGATGAGATAAGAATCAAACTAGACCAGATAATGGAATGGAATGATCCAAAGTCTAAACCTTATTTAGAATCAGGAGTTAAGAAATGAAAAAGATAGCAATACTATCATTATTATTACTTTTAAATGCGTGTGGGGCAACAGCACCAGCGTTTTTAGCTACGAGTGCAGGTACATATTCTGAATATAAAGTTATGTCTGTAATAAAAACAGGTACAGATTTTACATTAAGTTTAGCAGATTTACCAACAACAAACGATTTTGTGTTATCACGTATAACTGGTTATGAGTGTAAAGTTAGTAGAGCATTAAAAGAAGGTATAGAGTATATTTGTAAAGATGTAAAAATACATCCACCAACTAATACTACCATTGACAAAGATGTTAAAAAGTGATATTATGGTACTTATGAATACTCATTTATACGCTTGTCCTAGATGTGCTGATAAACTGATTAAACAAGCAGAAAAAGCATTAGACAGGTCAGAAACAAAATGGTCAAAGAACTTTTGGCACGGAGTGTGGAAGAAGTTAAGAAGTAAATATCAACCAGAAGAGGTAACATATCATTAATGAAACAGAAAATATTAGACGCAGTAAGAAAACACGCTGAAGGTAATATTGCTAGAGCAAAGACAAACGTGGATGTATTTTTAAATAATCCAGTTGGTGTTGCAACGCATATGGATTCAGTTGAAACAGTTGTCAAAGAATTAAAAGTTATAGCAGATAATAAAGAGATTATTGAAACTCTAAAAGACATCTAAAATGTTAAACTATATTTTAAGAGGTGGGATATCACAACATATACCATTTTTTGAACCAGATAAATTTAATAGTATTAAAAGAGATTTAGATAGGTTGAAATATCATCCAGTACATCAACCATATAAGAATAAATATGGTAATAGGAAGCAGGCGTTTCCTTGTTATGAAGGTGTATATGATAAAGAGAACGATTATATCACAACTGGTATAGAAACTATATTACAAACTAAAATTACTGATTTCAAGACAGTTGCTAGAAAAATTATATTGAGTGAAGTAAAAGAATCACCACAAAACTTTGGTAAATATGGTTTTATACATAGGGATTATCCTATAGGTGATAGAGAACCTTTAATAGCAGGTATGATGTATTTTGACCAGGCATATGATGGAGGCACGGCATTTTTTAATAATCAAATGGAGAAAGTGCCAGACATTTATATAAGTGCTGTTCCAAATAGACTAGTTTTATATCACGGTGGTATATACCACGCACCTTGTTTAGATTATACCTTTAAAGAAAGATTAACATTATCTTTCTTTTTTAGAATATGGAGAGAAAATGACATCTAAAAAAAATATGTCTACTAATAGAACTCCTAGAAGGATACATAGAAATAAAGGAGGTCGTCAAAAAGGTACGATTGCTCCTATGGTAAAGAAGTATTATAATTTTGGGGCAGCAGATGATGAATTTGGAATAAGTAGTGAGTCAGACTATAACAGACTAAAAAAGAAATATGAAGTTAAAAATTAAAAAATCTGAATATCAGGATATAGCTGATTGTATTAGAAGTGACCAAGTACCTGCCTCGGCAGTATTTGAGTACTTTTCTAACAAACCTTTTTATAGGTGGTACAAGAAGAGATATTTAAATGCCTAGATATACGTTTGAAAATAAGAAGACAGGTAAACAATGGGTAGACTTTATGATGATTGCAGAAATGGAAGAAATGTTAGATAAGAACCCACACGTTAGACAAGTCTTATTTCCCCTAAATATAGTATCTGGTGTTCAAGGGATAACTCATAAGACCGACCAAGGTTGGAAGGAAGTAAATCAGAAGATTGCAGAAGCACATCCAAATAGCTCTTTTGCAAAACACCATAGACGTAGAGGCATAAAGGAAGTTAAAACTGAACAAGCGAGAGCCAAACACGCTAAAAAGGCACTACATTTTAAAAGATAAGGATTAAACAAATGGCAGATAAAGATATACCTGATTTTATGCGTGGATTTGATTTAGATAACGATTGGGGTTTTACTCCAGTATCATCTAAACCATCAGACACGCCAAGCATTGATCCTAAAGTAGTAGAAGGTACAAACATAGAACTATCTAAAGTTAAGTCAGATGTTTCTTCTATTAAAAGTATGATGAACGAAATTATGCAGATAGTGAACGATAAAGAAACGATAACAAAAGAGATAGATGATGAGTCTATTAAAGCAAGGTTTAAAGATATTGAAAAGATTGTGTTACCGTTTTTATATAATTTACAAAAAAGTGATGAACCTTATATCCATTGGCCGAATAGAGGTCCAATTATAAAAGGTCAAATAGAGAAACTATTAAAGTTAACAAGAGGATAATAAATGAGATTAACCGAAAACTTTTCATTGTCGGAGATGGTTAAAAGCCAAACCGCTGAAAGACACGGCATTAGTAATAATCCTAGTGAAGACCACCAAGATAATTTAAAGGAATTGTGTGAGAACATACTACAACCGATTAGAACACATTATGGTAAAGTAGTATCAGTATCAAGTGGGTACCGTTCACCAGAGTTATGTGTTAAGATAGGTTCAAGTTTAAAATCACAGCACGCCAAAGGGCAAGCCGCTGATTTTGAAATATTTGGGTTACCAAATGCTGAACTAGCAAAATACATTATTGATAATTTAGATTTTGACCAATTGATATTGGAATACCACAATGTGGATGAACCGAATAGCGGTTGGATCCATTGCTCATATAAGAATTCAGAAGATAATAGAAAGCAGATATTAAGAGCTTATAGAAATTCTGATGGAAAGACGATATATGAGCCATATGACCCTAGTTGAGAGGTTAAAATTATTGATGATGATAGAATCAATGAACGTAATAAAATCATTGATATGTACGCTCAAAAGGGTACGTAATAAGCATTGACAAATTGGCAATATAATGTTATTATATGATTATGAGTATAAAAAAACAGATTGAAGTATTAAAAGATACAATCAAGTGGTTCAGAACTCAAATTGAACCACACGATTGTGGATGGATGTACACAACAATAGATGGTATCAAACACCGAATTAGTGTATTAAGAAAGAAATTGAGGAACAAATAATGGCAGATAAATTTACTTGGATTAATATTGATAAGACAAAACTTCCAAAAACAAAAGGTAGACGTATAAACGGTTTCCGTTTCTATGATGTAGATGGCAAGAACTATCCATCTATCACTACAGTTTTAGGTGTTCAGAAAAAAGCAGGATTAGAGAAGTGGAGAAAAGCAGTTGGTGAAGAAGCAGCCAATTGGGAAATGGGTAGAGCGGCACGTAGAGGCAAAGCAACTCATACACTTGTTGAACAGTATATCAAAGGTGAAACACCTAGTATTAGGGATGTACTACCTTTAGGTATGTTTAGATTGATGTTGCCTTATTTAGCACAAATTAATAACATACATTTACTAGAAGAGATTATGTACAGTCATAAATTGACCATTGCAGGTCAAGTTGATTGTGTTGCTGAGTACAATGGCAAGTTATCAGTAATAGATTTCAAGACAGCGAACAAGGAACGTAAAGAAGATTGGATAGAAAACTATTTTGTCCAAACAACTGCCTATGCAATTATGTATGAAGAGCTATTTGGCAAACGCATAGACCAATTAGTTATCTTAATGGCAGGTGAAGACGGCACAATGCGTTCTTTTGTCAAAGATAAAAAAATATTTGAGCCAAAACTACAAGAATCTATACAGTATTTTTATAAATACTATGAAGAACTAAACAAAGATAAAATCAAGCAAAATCATTAACAAAGTGGCTAGAGATTATCCACGAGAGGTCACTTATGTTAAAAAGGTTAAAATCAATAATATTTGGAGCAGTACTCATAACTATGAGCACACTTGCTATGGCGGAGCAGGAAACATCACCATTGCCTGAATTTCCAAGTGAACAAGGACAATTATATTGGTTACAAATGCCTGTTATATGTGGAACAAGTGAAAGTGTACTTGCATATATAGAAAAGAACGAAATGACTTTGGTTAATGTTTCTGTTGGTAGAGATAGAGCTAGACCAGATGGTGAACCAGTTTTTATAGTAAGTTATTATGTTGACCCTACATATACAATATCACTTGTAGTTATGTCAACAATGAATGGACTAGAGTCTTGTATGTTATACAAGTCATTTGATTTAAAGTTTAAAGGCAAAGGAATAAGTTTATAATGAATTTGACGTTGAAGGTTAGATAATAGTTGGAGAAGACGTGAGTGCAATTCTCACCATCTCCACCATAAACACATTGATTTCAAGTGTGCTTATGGGGGATGATACAGGATCGATTCACAATCAAAACTAACTGGAGTTAGATAGTAGGTTGCTACTTTAAAGGACAAACATATAAAAGCTAACGAAAGTTATGCTCTTGCTGCCTAGTTAATAGGCAAACGGCGTTGTGTAGTACGTGGCAACAGAAACTACACACTTTACATTTGCTAATAAATATGTTATAGTAATAAAATGAACTCAAAAGAATTTTCTTTAATCATAGAGGACATAGTAAAAAGGCATAAAGATATGTCATATGTGGATGCTATTGTTAAATATTGTGAAGAAAATACTATTGAAGTTGAAACTACAGCACGTCTAATTACAAAACAACTCAAAGAAAAAATACAACATCAATCAGCACAACTAAACCTGTTAAAGGGTGGTAAACCTGGAGTATTACCATAATGATAAAAGAATATTTAAAAGTAATTGGATTAGGATTAGTTTGGTTCTTTATGAACTGGAAATCTTTAGTGTTCTATGCATTGTGGGCAACAGTTACATTAGTTGCTTTGTTTGAAGGTGGGGTGTTAAGTGCATTATTTGTTTTTATGGCATTATGGGGAGTATATAAAATAGGGAAGTTATTTTAATGTCAGTATGTCAATGTGGAAGGTCACCAACACAACTTTGTATAGGTTGGCATAGTTTAACAGAAGAAGAATATAAAAAAAAGAAAAAGAAATATGATGAATTGAAAGAAGAGGAAAAGAAAGAGAATCCTTTTCACGCAAGAGCAATAGATGGATATGGAGAATAATGGACATAGAACTTATAGATAAATTAGGTACTGACCTATCAGTAGTAAATGCTGCTAGAGTATCATTTGCAAAAAGAAAAGATGTACTTGATGAAAAAGATGACAAGTTAATTAAGTATTTGGCATTGCACGGACATTGGTCACCATTTGCTCACGCCTTTCTATCATTTAGAATTAAAGCACCTATCTTTGTTGCAAGACAATTAGTTAAACATCAAGTAGGTTTAAGTTGGAACGAAGTGAGTAGACGATATGTTTCAGATAAACCAGAGTTTTATATACCTTTTATGTGGAGAAAGAAACCAGAGAAGAGTATTAAACAAGGTTCAAGTGATGAAGAAATTGAATTTGATATTACAGAATTAATAGATACTTGCAAAGGAACTTATAACTATATGTTAGAAGAAGGTATAGCACCTGAAATGGCAAGAATGGTGTTACCTCAATGTATGATGACCGAGTGGATATGGTCAGGTAGTGTATTTGCATTTAGTAGAGTTTGTAATTTAAGGAGTAAGAGTAATGCTCAAGCAGAAACAAGAATGGTCACTCACCAGTTATCAAGACATATGAAAGACCATTTCCCAATTTGTTATAAGTATTTGATAGATTAGTATGGCATATGGAGGATTTGACGTATATAAGATATATCTAGGAGTTAAGTTGCATTTTACAACAGACACCTATGACTATCATAAATATAGTGGAAAGGTAAATGCTACATTGGATTCATTTACCAAAAGAAAAGATAGATACTTCTTCTATAAGTTATCTACAAGATATAGTCCAAGTGAAGTGCTTGATTTCTTTGTAAGTAATTTTATTGACGATAGTAAGAAATGGATAGGGAATTTATTAAATGACAATGGACACAAAACCTACCTTCAGTACAGAAAATATTTTGAGTCTTTTGACTACAGTTTACGAAGCAGTATTAATAGTATTGTTTATGACTTTAGTAGGAGGGGCATTTCTTTTGATGATGGCTTTAGCGTGGTTAATGGGCAACATCCACGAATGCTACGATTACTTATTCAACGGAAAGTTTCATACCCAACCGCCATCATACTTGATTCAGTCCTTGGTTTTATTAAAGACTGGGATAAACAAGTTACGGAAAAAGTTGTGTGGACTGATATGTCCAGAAAATTGCGGAAAATGAAACCATTTATATCATTTAACAAGACTAAAGCTAAATTAGTAATGAAAGAGATTATAACTAGTGAACTCAAATCTTAATAAGAAAATAAATGGTACGTGGACTGTACAAGAGATACTAGAGGCAATGGAGATTATATGCAACCAATAGTCATAGATAATTTTTTAGATAAAAAAGATTTTGATGAATTACATATAAAGATAATGGGTAGATATTTTCCTTGGTTTCATTTTGATGAAATAATACTAGAAGAAGAACATAAAAAAGATATGACATTTTATGTAACGCATATGATGTATGACAATGACAGACCACTATTTACTACATCTTTTGAATTAATGGATCCAGTCTTGAATAAATTAATGAAATTAGAAGATCCAAATATTCGTATGATTTCTTTAGTAAGAGTAAAAGTAAATTCATATCCTAATCAAGGTACATTTAGGGAACACACTATGCATACAGATTGGCCGTTGCTAGGGAGTAAGGATAATTTAAACCGTAGGGCGTGTGTATTTTGTATAAACACTTGCAATGGATATACAAAGTTTGAAGATGGTACTAAAGTTGATAGTGTTGCAAATAGAGCAATATTATTTGATTCAACCATTCCACATTGCAGTACAAATACAACAAACGATACAAGAAGAGTTAATATAAACTTTAACTATTTTTAAATGAAAACAATAGTAATAGATAATTTTTTAGATAAAGAAGATTTTGATGTATTAGAAGAAAAGATAATGGGTAAATACTTTCCTTGGTTTTATTATGACACAATAGTAAGAACATCTGATAGAGGAAAAATTGGTTATCAATACTTTAATATGCATATGTTATATGACAATGACAGACCAACATTTACTACATCTTGGGAAATAATGGATCCAGTTTTACGTAAATTACAAGAATTTAAAGATCCAAATATTAAGATGGAAACTTTATTAAGAGTAAAAGTAAATTCATTTCCTAATCAAGGTAAGCTTATTGAACACGGTATGCACCGAGATTATGCTTTTCCTAGTGTGGGGTGTGTGTTTGCTTTGAACACTTGCAATGGATATACAAGGATAGGAGATAAGAAAATTGATAGTGTTGCAAATAGAGCAATACTATTTGATCCAAGTACTGACCATACTAGTACAAGCACAACAAACGATACAAGAAGAGTTAATATAAACTTTAATTACTTAAATGTGCAAGGTAATATATTTAAATGATTGATTATATTTTAAATGGTGGAATATCAATTCATTATAATTTCTTCACAAAAGAAAAGTATAATAATATTAAATCAGATTTAGATAGGTTGAACTATGAAGCACAACATCAACCAGGAAGTGGGTATTATGGTAATAGATTGCAGGCGTATCCTTGTTATGAAAATCAATATGATAAAGAGAACGATTATATCACAAATAAAATAGAAGGTATACTACAAACTAAAATTATTGATTTCAGGACAGTTGCTAGAAAGATTATATTGAGTGAAATAAAACAATCTCCACAAAACTTTGGTAAATATGGTCTTGTACATAGGGACTATCCAGCAGGTGAAAAAGAAGAACCTATAATAGCAGGTATGATGTACTTTGACCAGGCATATGATGGTGGTACGGCATTTTTTAATAATCAAATGGAGAGAGTGCCAGACATTTATATAAGTGCTGTTCCAAATAGACTAGTTTTATATCACGGTGGTAGATACCACTCTCCTTGTTTAGATTATACCTTTAAAGAAAGATTAACATTATCTTTCTTTTTTAAAATAGAAAATAATAAATCATACTGTGGATTGTACGAAAAATGATAATATCAGAAGACGTTGAAGAGTTAGCAAAAGAAATTAAAGAAGAAAAAAGGTCTAGTAGAGTATTCTGTATCGGTAACGGTGAGAGTAGAATAGGTATAGATTTATTAAAGTATAAAGAATTTGGTAAGATATATGGTTGCAATGCCATTTATAGAGATTATCCTAATTTATGTGATGTGTTAACTGGTGTAGACCACGGAATGATACACGAAATATATCACGCAGGTATGGCACAAAAGATACCTTGTTATTTTAGAAATTGGACTAAAGTGCCTGCTCATACATATGACGCAATAATACAAGATGGTTTACCTAAAGAAGAATTAGATAGAGCAATAGAACAAGGTGCTGTTATAACCAATGGACGTGGTGATAGTAAAGAATATGTTTTACACGGTTCTAATTTAAAAGGTGTAGTAAGTGTATTGACAGATGGTGCAGTACTTAAAAGGAAAGTTGACCAAGCTCAAATTAAAGTTAGTTGGATAAAAGAACCAGATTATTCACACTCATTAGATGATGTATGCGAACCTAGAGACCACGGTTGGGCGTGTGGGGCAAGTGCTGGTTTGGTTGCAGTTAAGAAAGAGAATCCTTGTGAAGTGTACCTAATAGGACACGATTTACATAGTCATAATGAAAAGATTAATAATATCTACAAGAGTAGTAAGCATTATACAGCAAAAGATAACAGTCCAACACCAGGGTTGAATTGGATCAACCAATGGAGAACTATGTTCCAATGGTATCCAGACATACATTTTTATAAGGTCAATAGATATAATGATGGCAGGGATAAGGTCAATGGACCTATTGAAGAGTGGAAAGGCATACCTAACCTGAAGTACATAGATTATACCACACTTGACTCTATGCTCTAATTATGTTATATTAGACATAGTGAGTGTATAAATAATAATGAAGACGATTATATAGTCTACACAAATACAACGAATATGTTAATACAAAAGGAGAATACATATGGATTTTGAAACATTAAAATCATCATCAAGTAACTTTGATAAGATTACAAAGGCACTTGAAAAGAACCTCGGTCCCGAGGATCAAGCAAACAAAAACAAGTATCAAGACGATAGACTTTGGAAACCAGAGTTAGATAAAACTGGTAACGGTTATGCTGTTATTAGATTTTTACCTGCGTCTAACAACGAAGAAATGCCTTGGCAAAGAGTATGGTCACACGCATTTCAAGACAAAGGCGGTTGGTACATTGAAAATTCATTAACAACTTTAAATACTAAAGATCCAGTTAGTGAAGATAATACAAGATTATGGAATACAGGTGTTGATAGTGATAAGGATATTGCTCGTAAGAGAAAAAGAAAATTATCATACTATTCTAACATCTATATTGTTAGTGATCCAAAACATCCCGAAAATGAAGGCAAAGTTTTCTTATACAAATTTGGTAAAAAGATATTTGATAAGATATCAGAAGCAATGCAACCTCAATTTGCGGATGAAAAGGCAATCAACCCATTTGATTTTTGGAAAGGTGCAAACTTTAAACTAAAAATTAGAAAAGTTGATGGTTATTGGAACTACGACAAATCTGAATTTGAAGGTGTTACGCCAGTAGCAAGTGAAGATACTGCTATTAAAGCAATATGGGCGAAACAGTATCCTTTGAAACCATTTGTGGACCCTAGTAATTTTAAATCTTATGACGAACTCAAAGAGAAACTGAATAGGATAATTATGGGTACACGAAGCACCGAAACTGTTGAAACAGTTGACCTCCCACAACAGGTCAATGGCAAGGTGAAAAGTACTAACGTTGTGAACTCTAAACCTGCTAGTGAGGAAGACGATACGTTGTCTTATTTTAGTAAATTGGCAGACGAAGAGTAAACCTTTCTCTCTCAAAAAACGTTAAAACTTCAAGGGCACCTAGTAATAGGTGCCCTTTTTCATTATAAATAGTAGTATGGCAAATATATTTGAACCCATAGTAGATAGACAAAAGGGTGTACTAAAGTCAGCCGAATGGTATAGGAATGCAGTACAAACTATAGCAGGTAGGACAAGTGCAAAAGCTCTTATGAGAAGTGGAAAACTAAATCAAAGACCTAGTGCAGGACGTTTGAATATGTATTTTTATGACCCTAAAACTAAAAAGAAATTACCATATTACGACATATTTCCATTAGTTTTACCAGTAGATACATTTAAAGGTGGTTTTGTAGGGTTGAATTTTCACTATTTACCATATATAATGAGATTTAGATTATTACAAGAGATACAACGATATGCTAGCAATACACAATTTGATTCTACAACAAGAATAAATGCGACATACAGTACACTTAAAAATATACCTATGATACAACCAACGATTAAGAAATATTTGTGGCGACACGTAAGGTCAAACTTTTTAAGAATAGACGCAGACGAAATGGCTATTGCAGTATATTTACCAGTACAACAATTTAGAAAAGCACCAGCAAGTAAAGTATGGGCAGACAGTAGGAGAGCAATCTGATAAGAAATGGCAAAGAGAACATTATGGAGAGTTATGATAGTTAAGTTTAGAATGTGGTATGCTGACGTAAGAGGACACCACGGACATAGATGGAACTACGAACCATCCGAGCATTATATGGGTAGACACCCAAAGAGAAATGGCAGACATTAACAAATTAGTAAATGAAATAGGTAAATTAACTATGCAAGAAGCTGCTGATATGGCCAAAATGATGGAAGATCAGTGGGGAATACAAGCAAGTAATTTACAAGCAGTTGCTCCAACACCTGTTGCAGTTTCAGAAGAAAAGAGTACAGCTACAGTTATATTA